CCCAACGGCGAGGTGCTGACCGGCGGCAACCCCGCCGCGGACGCCAAGCTCGCCACCGACCTGGGCCACCCCACCCCGTACCAGGCGCCGCGGCACTCGCGGTCGGCCGAGGCCGCACGCCGCTCCATGACGGGGGGTGAGGAGTGAGCGGCACCAACCAAGCAGGGCGGGGTGAGGCGGGGACGGCGAAGCCCGTCACGATGACGGAGGCAGAGTGGGCCGCGGAGGGCTCGCGCCGCTTCGGCCCCGACAAGATGAAGTGGCGCTTTGAGTGCCCGCTTTGCGGGAACGTCGCCACCCCCGAGGACTTCCGCCCATTCAAGGATCAGGGCGCCACCCCCAGCAGCGTCACCAACGAGTGCATCGGCCGCTATGTCGCGGGCGCGGCCAAGGCGTTTGGTGAGGCGGGGTCCGTCAAGGGCAAGGGGCCATGTGACTATGCGGGCTACGGCCTGCTCCGATTCAGTCCCGTTCGCATTGCGGGCGAGGCGGGCACGGCTCCCGTCCACTGCTTCGGCTTTGCTGAGCCCGCCGACAAGCCCGTCCCCAACGGCGAGGTGCTGACCGGCGGCAACCCCGCCGCGGACGCCAAGCTCGCCACCGACCTGGGCCACCCCACCCCGTACCAGGCGCCGCGGCACTCGCGGTCGGCCGAGGCCGCACGCCGCTCCAGCGTCGGGGGTGAGCAATGAGCGGCACACCCACGACGACAGGGACGGAGTTCTTCGGCGCCGCGAACGGAATGGGCTTCTGGGCCTTCGGCGGGGCGTTTCCGGTCGGCGGCCTGTACTACGGCCGCTCCGGCCGGCAGTGGCTTCAGTCGGAGTACCCGCAAGGAGTGTTCGGCAACGGCGAGCGCATCACCGAGACAGATGCCCGCGCCATCGTCGCGGAGTCCGGCGGCCAGTGGTACGAGCCGCCCGCGCCCCCCGTTGACCCCGCCGCCCTCCTCCGCCGCGCCGAAGAGGCCGAGCGCCAGCGGGACGCGGCGGTGGAGGCGCTGCGTCCCTTCGCCTGCGTGCATTCCGCGTTCAACTTCGACGCCTGGGACGGCGAATCCAACGTGGACCTCATCCTGCCCGGCAGGAAGGTCAAGGGGCTGGTGCGGCTCGCCCTCTCTGACATCATCCGCGCCCGCGCCGTTCTTCTCCGCCCTGCCACCGATGCGGCCAAGGCCGAGGAGGTGGGCCGTGGGTGAACTCACCAGCCCCATCGCCGAGCCCGAACGCCTCCGCCCCGAGGACGCCGACGTGCTCGCGTCCCGGTTCGACACCCTCGTCACACGCATGAGCGACGCCGCGAACCGCCGGTGTATGGACCGCATCGCGGCGGACATGGACGAGGCCCCGGACCTGGACCTCGCGCGGGCGCACGTGCTGCTCATGCGCGACAGCCTGCGGCGGATGGACCTGCTGCTGCTGGATCCCGTCACCGAATCCAACCTGAACGAGGCCGATTTGCTGGCGAAGCGGCTGCACGTGACGGCCGACCTCGTCGGCGTCTCGGTGCGCGGCGCGCGAGAGGCGGCGCGGGGGGGTGGGCGATGAGCCAGGACCCCCGCGTCATCGCCCTCGCCGACGAGCACGACGCCGAGCAGGCGCGGCGCGAGGCGGCGGAGGAGGTCCGCTGGACGGCGGAGAGGCTGGCGGAGATGGCGAAGGCCGCGGCGGCGCTGCGGCGGGCACGAGACGAGGGCTGAACGATGGAACGCGACACACGGAACCTGTACCAGCGGCTGCTGGCGGTGATGAAGGACGTGACCTACGTCCGCAAAGAGTCCAAGCAGGGGATGCGGTACTCGATCGTCTCCCACGACGCGGTCACCGCCAAGGTCCGCCCGGCGCTCGTCAACCAGGGCGTGGTCTACTTCGCCTGCGTCAAGGAACGGGCGCAGACGGGCAACCGCACCGAGGCCGTCGTGACCGTCACGTTCGTCAACTCCGACCAGCCCGCCGACAGGCTGTCGGTGGACATGTTCGGCTACGGCATCGACGACCAGGACAAGGGCCCCGGCAAGGCGATCAGCTACGCCGTCAAGTACGCCCTCCTCAAGACGCTGGGGCTGGAGACGGGCGACGACCCCGACCAGGACCAGGAGGTCAAGTACGACCGCCCGCCCGAGACCTTCGGCGCCGAGGGCGAGGAGAAGATGCGGGCCCACTTCAAATCCAAGAACCTCACGCTCGCGGACGCCGCGGCGGCGCTGGGGCTGACTCTGCCCGCGAGCAAGTGGCCCGTGACCCTGCGGCCCGTGCTGACGGCGTGGCTCAAGGACCAGCCCGAGCCCAAGCCAGTCCAGAGCGGCGCCGAGTTCCTGGCGGATCTGGACGGCAAGCGCGTCGACACCGCGACGGGCGAGGTGATGGACGAGGCGGCGCAGGACGCGGCGCTCAAGAACGACTTGCAGGACCACGTCGAGCGCGAGGAGGCGCACGCGGACAAGGCGATCGGGAACGGCAAGGCCCCCAGGGGCAGGAAGGCGGTGGCGCGTGGATAAGAAGGACGACGGCGGACCGGCGTTCGCCGGAGCCTCGGGCTCGGACGGGATGTCCCTCCGCGACTGGTTCGCGGGGCAGGCGATGCAGGGGATGCTGGCAAGCTTCTACCTCAAAGCGGTGAGCCTTCCGCACGAGCAACACCGCGACCTAGAGCGCACGGTCGCCGCAGCGGCGCTGGGGTTCGCCGACGCGATGCTCGCGGCCCGCGAAGGAGGTGCGGCGTGAACTACAACAAGGTCATCCTCGGCGGGCGTCTGGTCCGCGACATCGAACTCAAGAACACCAGCAGCGGCGTCTCCGTCGCCACCGTCGGGCTCGCCGTCAACCGCCGCTCCAAGGGCCGCGACGGCGAGGCGAAGGAGGAGGTGCTGTTCGTCGACTGCACCGCCTTCGGCAAGACGGCGGAGGTGATGGCCCAGCACCTGTCCAAGGGCCGCGAGGTGCTGATCGAGGGCCGCCTCAAGCTCGACCAGTGGGAGTCCGACGGCCAGCGGCGGTCCAAGCTCTCCGTCGTCGTCGAGGAGTTCCAGTTCGTCGGCCCCCGCGAGGAGAGCGCCGCGCCCGCGCCCAAGGCGGCCCCGCCCAGGGCGTCCCCGCGCACGCAGGCGGCGCTCACCCGCACGCAGCCGATCGAGATGGACGACAGCGATCCCCCGTTCTGACCTTCCTCACTGCTCCGGCGCTCGCCTCCGCGGGTGCCGGGGTTTCTCGAACCAGGAGACCCGTCATGCTCCATCCCCTCGTCACGCTCTGGCACCTCGTCTTCCGCCTCTTCTCGCCCGTCGCGCATAGCGAACAGGGCCACGAAAGCGAGGACGCGCAGTGAGCCGCCACGACGACCTCAGCGCCCGGGAGTGGGCGGCCTTCGTGGCGCTCGCCTTCCTCAAGTTCATCGCGCTCATCTTCGTGGGCGAGTAACGGCCTCATCCTCTCTCCTTGCTTGGCGTCGCGGGACCGCGGCGCCAAGCTTTGTGGCCGGGCTCGTCCCCGAGATCCGGCCGGTTCCCGAGTGTTCCCTCTGCAACGGAGCGACACATGACAGCAGTTCTGGAACGAACGCCCCCGGCCCGACCGTCGAATCACCGCCTCTCGCCCGCGCCCGCCCATGCCTGGCTCCCCGCCCCCGGCGAGGTGGGCACCCGTCGCCTGACCATGACGCCCGAGCAGGCCGAGGCGTTCCTCTCCCGCAACGTGGCGAACCGGCCACTCTCCGAGGGCAACATCCTCTCCATCGAGGCGGAGCTGCTGGCCGGTCGCGCGATCTACGACGCCACCCCCATCCGCTTCGACGTGAACGGGGAGCTGATCGACGGCCAGCACCGCTGCCACGCCGTGGTCCGCTCGGGCGTCCCGCTCGACGTGCTGGTGGTCTATGGGCTCCCGGTCGCGGCCAAGGACGTGATCGACACCGGGCGCGTCCGCAAGGGCAGCGACTCGCTGGCGATGGCGGGGGAGGTGAACACCTCCATACTCGCGTCCACGCTGCGGCTGGTGGCACGGTGGAGCGACGAGGCGGGGCTCCAGGGGGGACGCGACCGCCGCGTCTCCAACGCCGAGTTGATGGGGATCTTGGCCCGCACCCCCGGCATCCGCGAGGCCGTCGCCGTGGTGAGCGGCAGCCGCGAGCACCGGACGATCGCCCCACCCAGCGTCATGGCGTTCACGATCTGGCTCCTCCGCCGGATCGACCACGGCGCGGCGGACTACTTCATCAACAGCACCGTCGAGGGCGCGAACCTGGGGGCGCGCGACCCGCGCCTGATCCTCCGCCGCGTGCTGCTCAACGCCCCCGCCCGCCGCACCATCGGGGACTACCGCAACACGCTGGCGTGGTTCATCAAGGCGTGGAACGCCCACCGCTCGGGGAGCCAGATCAGCCTCCTGGCCTTCAAGCCCAGCGAGGCGTTCCCCCTCCCCCGCGGCCTCGCGCCGAGCGTCGCCGCCGCCTGAGTATCGCCTGGCCGCCGGAGAGCCCGAATCTCCGGCAACCCCGCGGCGTCGCGGAGCCCTCCTAGACGCCGCATTGAAGACACCAGGTGAGCCGCTGAGCCTTGGGAAGTCCGGCCGTCCGAATGGAGACCGGCGCGTCCATAAACGGGCGTCGTAGGAGCCCGCGTCCGTCATCGCGGGTGCCCGATCGGCGGCAATGACGGCGGGGCGGGGCTGCTTGGAACAGCGTCCGCCTTCCGCGGAACGGGCGAGAGCCCGGAACGCGGGATTCCAATAGCTCATAGCCCCGCGACGCACCGAGAGAGGTACTTGGTGCTGACGCGCGCGGGGAGCCTCTGTGAGCGCGGTTCTCACCCCGGCAGGACGCCGACGTGGCCGACGGATTCCGTGAGTCGCTGCTGCGGCTGTTCCCGCCCAACACCGTCGACGCGCTCGACAACGACGCGCTCGCGGCCCTGGTGCGACTGGTGATTCGTTTCGCTAGCCAACCCGACCCCGCCCTGCCCCCCAGCGGCCCCGCTCTCGCCCGCCTTGCCGGCGTGAGTTCGTCCGACTGGCCGTCAGTGGAATCGTCGGTGCTCGCGCACTTCGCGCGGCGTGGCAGCGGATACGTCCACCCGTTGCTGGCCGCCGCGTACGAACGCGAGCGACAGCGCAGCGTGGCGCAGGCGGCGAACGGACGGGCCAGCGGGGAAGCACGGCGAGCACGGAAGGACGGCGTGCGCGACGAAACGAACGGTGGTTCAACGGTGGTTCAACCTTGGTTCACGGTTGGTTCAACTTTGGTTCCCCCGCCCCCCGCTCCCCCCTCCCCCTTAAGAGATAAGAAGAAGAAGAAGGAGAAGACGCGCGAGGCCGCGATCGCGTGGACGCCCGCCGGGGGGTGGACGGGCATCGCCGACGAGGACCGCCGCCGCTGGGCCCTGGCGTTCCCGGCGTGCGACATCGACCGCCAGCTCGCCGCGGCCGACGTGTGGCTGCGGGCCAACCCCGAGCGGGCGCACAAGAGCAACTGGGACCGGTTCCTGACCGGCTGGCTCAAGCGGGAGCAGGACCGCGGCGGGGACATGCGGCACGCCGCGCCCCGTGCGACCGGCCCGGCGCCGGGCGCCGCCGAGCAGCGGCGGGCCCAGCAGCGTGGGCGCGACTTCGACGAGCCGGACGACTGGGCGACCCTGCCCGTCGTGCGGCCCGGGGAGGACTCCCGTGGCTGACATCCGCGACAGGCTCCGCGCGGCGGACATCCCCCGGCGGTACTGGGATCCACCTAGGGACCTGCCGCCCGGCGACGCCCGGGGGACGCGATGGATCGAGGCCGGCGGACGCTTGTGGGCGACCTTCGGCACCGGCGCCGTGGCGGCCGTCGTGGGGAACCGGGGCACGGGCAAGTCGCACATGGTCTGCACCGCGCTGCGGCACGCCGGCGAGAACGGGCGCTCGATCCTGTACACGACGGCGGTGGGGATGTTCCTCCGCATCCGCGAGGCGTTCCGGCAGGGCGCGGAGGCGACCGAGCGGGCGCTGGTGGACCGCTACGCCCGGCCCGGGGTGCTGGTGATCGACGAGGCGCAGGTGCGGGGGGAGTCGGCGTGGGAGGACAACGTGCTCACCCACATCATCGACCGCCGGTACGCGGCGATGCTGGACACCGTGCTCGTGAGCAACCACCGGCCCGAGGAACTGGCCAAGTCGCTGGGTCCGAGCGTCGCCGACCGGATGCGGGAGACGGGGGTGGTGATCGTGTGCGACTGGCCGAGCTTCAGGAGAGACGAGCGATGACTCTGATGAACATGACGAACCCCGCCGCCACGCGCAAGCCCCCGCGGTTCCGCTTCGTGGCCCGGTTCGTGCGCCCGGCCGAGCCGCTGTTCCGGGAGTTCCAGCGCGTGACGCTGGTGGCCGACGGGCACCGGCTGCCCGCCAAGGTGCTGCGCCGCCACGCGGGGCGGGTGCTGGACGTGCCGGGCCCCGAGCACACGTACGCCCCCAACGACCCGCGGCGGACGGCGCCGGTGCGGGACGGGGCGGGCCTGTACCTGCTGCAACTGGAGCCGCTGGGCCCGGTGCCCGGCGCGCTGGTCTTCGCCCATGAGTCCGAGATGGAGGTGCGGTGATGGCCAAGAGACAGCGCAAGCGCCCCCTGTCGGCCGCGACGCTCCGCAAGCTCGCCCAGGGCGTGCTGGTGGGGTACGTGGCGGGGGAGCGGTACATCAGCAGCGACGCCGCGATGGCGCGGAGCAGCCGACGGGCGATTGTGGAGGCGTCAGTAGTCATTTCCGACATTGACGCCGCCTGGGAGCAGTACAAGCGGCACCACCGGAGGGGCGGGCGATGAGGCACCGCGAGATAGCCCCCAAGCCCCCGCCCGCGCGGCCCAGCCCCGTGGTGGGCACGTCGGCGCCGGTGGTGTGCCCCGGCTGCGGGCGCGTGCGCGGGCACTGCGCCTGCGTCGGCGTGGCCGTGCGCACGCTGCCGGTGCCGAGCAAGCGCGAGCGGTTGCCGAGGGAGAGGAGGTCTGAGTTATGAGCGGCACAGGTGCTGTCGTACGGATGTTGCGGAAGGCTCGCGGGCTCACCCAGTGTGAGTTGTCCAAGCGGTCCGGCGTGTCGCAGTCGTCGGTGTGCAAGCATGAGAAGGGCGCCCCCATCAAGCCGACCGCGCTCCGCCGCTATGCCAAGGCGTTCGGCATGACGGTCGACGACCTGACGCGGCTGCACGCCGAGAGCGCCGGATGCACCGACGTTCACTACATGGCGGAGGCGCTGGCGGCCATGCTGTCTATCCCCGTCGAGAGCGGACGCCGGGACGCCGCTATCCGGTGGCTCACCGCTCGGCTTGCCACAGAGACGCACCGGGAGGATGGGCCGTCCGCATGACCGCCACCCCCACCCGCAGCAACCTCGACGACTTCGACGCGCACGCGGGCACGCCCGCGGAGGAGGCGGCCATCGGCCGGTACATGGCGCTCAAGCAGGCGGGCTTGTACGACCCCAAGGCGACGTGGTTCTCCATCGGCCCCACGGAGCGGGACAGGTTCAGGGCGATGGTGCCGGCGGCGGAGAAGCCGGAAGCGAACAAAGGAGGGCTGTTCACGTGACCTGGCGAGAAGACGCAGCCCGCCGCATCGCCGCGATCGTGCGGGACAACCCACGCGCCAGCCGCGCCGAGCTTCGCGCGATGCTCCTCAACGCCTTCCCCTGGGCGACCCGTGAGCGCTACCCGTACCTCGTCTGGCTGCAGGAGACGAACAAGGTTGCGCCGTCCGACCGCGTGCTCCGCAAGCGACAGGCGCAGGCGGACGAGAGCGACGCGGGGGCGGCGCTGTTCGGCAGGGAGGGCAGCACGTGACGCGCATCTTCGCCCGTGGCCGCACCGCCCGCCGCACCCCCGGCACCATGAACAAGTCCGAGGCCCGCTACGCCGACGTGCTCGCCGCGCTCAGGCTGGAGGGCAAGGTCGCCGCGTACTGGTTCGAGGCGTTCACGTTCAAGCTCGCCCCGGACACGCGGTACACCCCCGACTTCGTGGTCATGCTGCCCGACGGCACGCTGGAGATCCACGAGGTCAAGGGGCACATGGAGGACGACGCCTGGGTCAAGCTCAAGGTGGCGGCGTCCCTCTTCCCCTTCCGCGCCGTGCTGGTGCGGCCCAAGCCCCAGCGCGAGGGCGGCGGATTCGAGACGAAGGTTGTCAACCCGGAGGACTGACATGGCATGGTTCAGGTTCACGCTCGGGATCGGCTTCGCCGGCGCTCGCCATGACACGGAGTACGAGATCGACGACGAGGAACTGGCGGGGCTGGACGCTGATGCCCGCGACAAGGCCGTCCAGGAGCACTGGACAGAATGGGCTTGGAACTACATCGACGGCGGACCCGAGGAGATTGCCGCCCCCGCCCCGGAGGACGCGCAATGACGCCCATGTCCCCCGGCGTCTGCCCGACCTGCGGCGCCCACTGGGCCAGGCGCGAGTGCGGCGCGCCCATCGCGGACGCGCCGCCCGCCGTCCGCGCCCTCCGCGCCCGCATCATGCGCTACCTCGACCATCTCGGGGACGTGTCCCCGCCCGGACGCTCCACCGCGCAGGTGCAGTCGCGGCGGGCCCTGGCCGTCCTCTGCCGGGACGACGTGGGCGAGGGCGAGGCGGTCCCGTCGTGGAGCAGCATCGCCATCGCCATCACGGGCGGGAGCGGGTCCGACCACGGCGCCTGGATCAAGCGGCGCGAGGAGGGCCTGGGCCGCCCGGACGTGATGGCCCTGGTGCGGCGGGTGGCGCTGCACAAGGAGCGGTTCCCCGAATCCCCCAAGGCCGCGGACGCGGCGTAGGAGCGACGGATGCACACCGAGAAGATGGTCTACACCGACGCGGACTTGGCCGAGGTCATCTCGCAGGTCGAGATGTCGCGCATCGGACCGACCAACTGGCACTGGGCGTTCGAGTGGAAGCCCTTCCGCCTCCCCGACGTGGGCGGCGAGCGCAAGGGCTGGTTGCTGTGGGTCACGTTCGACCGCGTGAACGTGGACGACGGTTCGTTCGGCCGCGGGCGCGGGCGCGACGTGGTGCTCTGGGCGGGCACCGGCAAGAGCGGCGTCGTCAAGACGCTGTGGATGCAGGTCGAACTCGTCGTCCGCCACGAGTTGTTCCACGCCTTCCGCTACCAGGGCCGCGAACTCTTCGACCCGCACGCGCCCGTGGACCTGCTGCACCACATCAGCGGCCAGGCCGCGGACGACTCCTACAGGCAGTGGGCCCCGCGCGTCGAGTCGGACGACGCCGTGACCCGCAACAGGGAGGTGGCATGAGGGCCCGGGTGTACATGCTCGCGTGTCAGGGCCGCCCCGTCGAGGCGTTCCGAAACAAGGGGTTGGCCGACGCGAGATGTCGGCATCTGAACGGATGGAGCACCGGTCGGTATCGGGTGGTCACGGGGACGTTCGTGAGCCGGAGCCAACGGAGGAAGCAACCAACCCCGCGTGCGTGACCGCGGCGAAGGAGAGCAGCATGGAGACGCACGAGATACGCGAGGCGTTGAGGCAGAGGCGGGCGCCGCTGGACCGGCGCCGTCGGTGGAACACGGCGAGGCGGTGGGGGCGCGTGGTGCTCACGCTCTGCCTCATCGCGTGGGCCATCACCCTCCTGCCGCGGCTGAGGAGCAAGCGGTTCTGGGCGAGCACTCCCAGCCTGACGAGTACGACGCGGGTGTGGGCGAAGACGGCGAGCTGATATGCGTGTCCTGTCCCTCTTCTCCGGCATCGGCGGGCTCGACCTGGGCCTTGAAAGGGCGGGCATGACGGTGGTGGGTCAGTGCGAGATCGACCCCTTCGCCCGCGCGGTGCTGGCGAAGCACTGGCCCGGGGTGCCCTGCTGGGACGACGTGCGTGAGGTGACCGGCGATGAGGTGGCGCGACGCTGTGGGCCAGTCGATGTTGTTTGTGGAGGCTTCCCCTGCCAGGACATTTCCTGCGCCGGGAAGGGCGCCGGTCTCGGCGGGGAGCGCTCCGGGCTGTGGTGGGAGATGCGGCGCGTCATCGAGGCCGTGCGACCCGCTTGGGTGCTGGCTGAGAACGTCCCTGCTCTCCGGACTCGCGGGGCTGACGACGCGCTCGCTGCGCTGGAAGGACTCGGGTACGCCTGCTGGCCGCTCGTGGTGGGTGCTTGGGCGGTCGGAGCCCCGCACAGGCGGGACCGGGTGTGGATCGTCGGACGAGTGGAATACGCCGAAGGCGAGCAACGGCGATCGCCCTGTGATTCATCACCCGGAGCGGAAGGATGGGGGCCAACCGAACCTGCCCGCGCAAGTACTGGCCTGGAACACCCCCCGCTCGCGCGACTGGAAGCGGGGCGGGAAGGACTGCCTGGAGCCGCAGGAGGCGACGTGGCCGACGCCGCGCTCGGCGGACGCGAACCGGGGACCGGACTACGGCGCAACGGAGAACCACGACGGGGGCGGGAACCTGCTGGGGCGCATCAAGTCTGGCCCTCCCGCCCCGGAGAGCCCCAGCACAGATGGGAGCCGCCCCGACTGGTTGCGCGGCTCGCTCAACCCCGACTGGGTGGCGACGCTGATGGGCTACCCGCCCGATTGGTGTCACTTGCCCGCCGAAGTGCTCTCCGGGCTTACGGCAACAGCGTCGTCCCGGATGTCGCGGAAGCAATCGGCAGAGTGATACTCGAAGCACAGGAGACCCAATGTTGACCCCCACCATCACCGCCCCCAACAGCGTGCTCTGCGTCGTGGAGCGCGGCGTGCTGCGCATCACCGTGTACGGCAACGGCGACACCAAGACGGAGGTGGACTGTGCTTGCGAGGCTGGGCGAATACTTGGCGCTGGCGGCGGCGCTGCTGGTCATTGCGGCGATGGGCCTGCTGGGGCTGCTGCTGGCGTGCCTGCCGGTCCTGCTCCCGCTGGCGTTCCTGGCGCTGCTGCTCTACAGCCTGTACCGGCTGATTCACGGGTGACTGAGGGGGAGCCCGCAACGTGTAAGCCCCCCTTACAGGTTGAGCCCGCGGGGGAAGCGGCGGACTGGCTCATCTACGACCGTGAGGACGGGCTGTGGTGGCGTGGTAATAGCAGCGGTTACACCGCCCACATCAAGTCTGCGGGCCGCTACACCCGCGAGAGGGCCAAGGCAATCGAGTCGCGCAGTGAGCGGTGGCCTTACGAGGACCGGGAGGCGGGCCCCGCTCAAGTCGCCGTGCCATGTCCCGACGCCTTCGACACCCTCCGCGCCCGCGCCGAGAAGGCCGAGGCCGAGCGGGACAGGGAGCGGCAACGCGCGAACAAGGCCGAGGCCGAACTCGCCGCCCTGCGTGCCCGCCCCGCGCCCACGGCCGAGGCGCTGCGGGACGTTGGTAGTCCTGAGCATGTCCGTCTCTGGAACGCCATTGCGCTCAACGCCGCCGTCAAGACGCAGACGCAGGACCTCCGCGCCCGCATCGCCGCCCTCGAAGCGGAGAACGCCCGGATGCGGGCGACGCTCACGGCCATCGACAACAACCGCGGGAGCGAGGACGACTTCCCGTACGTCCTCTATCGCAAGGTGGTTCACTCCGCCAACATGGCGAGGAACGCCCTGCATGACACGCTCCGCCCGCCCCAGCCCCAGGAGCCCACATGACCGACGCAGAACTCAACGCCAAGGCGGCGGAGTGGATGGGGTACAAGCGCGTCACCGTGAAGGACGTGCTTGAGGGACGGAGTGCGATGGCGCCGGGACTGATCGGTCCTACAGGAGACTTCCGCGTCCACTGGAACCCGGCCACCACCATCGACCACGCCCGCGCCCTGCTCGCGGAGGCGGAGAAGAGGGGGATGCAGGACGCGATTGCGGACGTTCTGGCTATCACCTACGACGCGGCCGCACGTGCGCAGGGGTTCAGTTGGTTCCTGCTCACCGCCTCGCCCCGCGACATCACCACGGCCGTGCTGCGCGCGGCGGGGCTGCTCAAGGAGGACGAATGATGCCAAGTGACGCGCCGCCCGTGCTGCGCACTTCGCTCGTAGACGTGTGCGACTCATGCGGCCAGCCGCCACCCCCCGACGAGCCGGGGCTCATCGAGTGCCCAGAGTGCTTCGACCGTTGCTGCTGCCGCTGCATTGCTGGCAAGAACGTGCGATGCTTCGCCTGCGAAGAGGGAGAGGAGGACGAATGATGGACGACGTGACGGCGGCGATTGCGAGGCTGCGGGAGGCTTTGCGTCACGGGACGCAAGGGCCCCTGCACATCAGCGCCAGGCCGAAGGACGAGAGCTGGTGCATTATGTCCGAGCCGGGAACGAACCCAAGCGCGGACGACCCGGCGGGGATGGAGTGGATCGCGTCCTTTTACGACGGCGACTTCCGGGCGCCAGGTCCCAACGCACGCGGCTATGTTCTCGCCCGCAACGCCCTGCCCGCTTTGCTGGCGGTGGTGGAGGCGGCGGCGAGCCTTCCGTGCCCCGTCTGCTACGCCCGCACCGTGCCGATTCCCCAGGCACCGGATTACCGCTGCCATCGTTGCAACGGAACGGGGAAGCACCCCGCACTAGCTGAAGCCCTCGCCGCCTTCGCGGCGGCGGTGGGCGAGGAGAAGACCGATGGGAATGTTTGATGAGGTGCTGTGTCACATGCCGCTTCCCGGGATGGAGAAGCCGTACCCGACTTTTCAGACGAAAGGCCTTGACTGCTGCCTCTGGGTCTACGAAATAACCGCGGAGGGGCGTCTTGTTTGCAATCGCTACAAGATGGAGGGCGTCCCTGATGACGAGAAGGACGCGAACGGCCTTCCCATTCTCCGTCGCGTAAAGGGGTCCGAGCGCGTGGTGGACCAGAACCACCACGGGATGCTCAACTTCTACCACTACGAAGACGACGGCGACCGCTGGTTTGAGTTCAACGCCAAGTTCACGGACGGCGTGTGTGTGGACATCCAGCGCGTTCCGGATGACGCCGCCCCCTAGCACCCCTCCCCGAACCGCGTGAGGTAGTAGAGCAGGTCGTCGATTCGCAGCCCCAACCCCGGAGACCCTGACCCCATGCCCACCACCCAGCGCCTCCACGCCATCGGCATCGAGGACTTCCCGCAGACCCCGGCGCTCCCCCCCGTGCGCATGGTCTACGCCAACGAGATCACCGCCCGCCGGCCCGACGGCACGCCGGTCATCGACTACGACACGCTCGACCTCATCGACGACGACCTCGCCGGGGTCGAACTCTGCATCGACGTGGAGTACACGGACGCCCACCCCGACTTCTGGCAGTCCGACCCCACCCAGTCCCCCACGCTGGCCCTCGCACGCTCCTGCGTCCTCAAGGCCCGCGAGATGGGCCGCCGCTGCCAGAACGCCGAGGCCCGCCAGGCCCTGTCCTTCTACAACCTCCTGCACCGACCGCACTACCACGGCCTGAGCACCGCGACCTACGAGGCGGCGGTCAGGGGCGGGTACGCCGCCCTGAAGGAGATGGGCGCCGCGGCCAACAGCGCCTTCGTCTGCTTCGACTTCTACCGCAAGGGCGAGGACTACGACCGCTACTGGCGGGACTTCGCCGGGCACAACATCAGGATGGCGCGGTGGTGGGGGCTGCCCCTGCGCGTCCTGCTCTCGCCCATCAGGATGCTCCCCAACACCTACGGCGCGTGGACGTGGCTGCCCGACGGGATGTACCAGGACGACGTGGCGCACGTCCGGTCGCTGCTGGAGCCCGACGACGCGGTGGTGGACTGGCTGCCGGGCCGGATCCAGATGGACGAGGCGGGCGAGCGGTGGGAGGTCGTGCGGTGGGAGAGCGTGCGGGCCACGGACTTTGCCAGGGCCCTGCCCGGCGTGTCGCCGGCGCCGGGGGATGACAACTGAAAGGAGAGATGCATGAGCGATAGGACCCTCGACCTCGCCAACGCTTTGATACAGGCGGTGTGCGACCGCGAGCCCGACGACCCTGAGAACATCGACACCGTGTGCATCAACGTCCGGAGCCTCAGCCTCACCGTCGAGCAGGTTGCCGACCCTCTCTATGCCGAGCTCGACGCCCTCCGCGCCGAACGCGACAGGCTGCGGGCGGCGCTGGAACGCCTGCGGGACTGCGATTGGGTCATCAGCCTGCCCGACCGCATGGACGCCGTGCGCGATATCGCCCGCGCCGCCCTCAAGGCATAACCCACCCATCCGCTGCGTTCCCGCGGGGAGGACACCATGCGAACGCGCGCGTTCACGCTCATCGAACTGCTCATCGTCGTGCTCACCATCGCCCTGTTGCTGGCGGTCCTGGCCCCCGGGCTGGCCCGCGCCCGGCTCCACGCCCAGCGCACCCGCTGCGCCACCAACCTCCGCGGCATCGGCACCGTGCTCATCCAGTACGTCCACGACTACCAGCAGGCCCCCTCGTGGCCCGACTACGCCACCGTGGCGGAGCTGGGCGCGTGGTACGGCCTGCCCCCGGGGGTGCTGCGGTGCCCCGGGGACCGGCTGTGGGTGGACGACCCACGGCGCCCGGGGCGGAGCAGCTACGAGGGCGACGGGCAGATCCGGGCGCTGCTGCGGCACGCGATGCGGCGGGGGTGCCCCGAGGTCTCGCCCAACGACGGGCGCGTCGTGGTCAAGTGCAGCGCCGGGGGTCACCGGCACGGCGTCGACGTGGAGGGGATAGTGAGAACGTGGTGACGAAAGGAGAATGCAGATGAGGACCTTCTTGTTTCTGCTGCGGCTGGTTCTGACGTTCGCCGTCATCTTCGCCGTGTGGATCGTCTGCCGATCGACCGACTGGACGACAATCGCGTTCGGCGTGTTCGCGGTCGTCGCTTCATCGTTCGCGCTGCTCGTCCTTGTGCGCGAAGAGACCGCAATGGCCAATGCCGACGGCTCTAGCACCCCCGCGAGTACCGATCCAGGAAGTGCAGGAGGTCATCGACCGTGACGGCGCCGTCGCTGTCCCCCGTCCCGCTCCCGTCGTCCAGGTCGCACCGCGGGTCGCCCTCGGGCCACCGCTCCAGCACGTACGCCAGGTCGTCCACGCCCACCACGCCGTCGGGCACGCCCACCCCCGACCCGTTGTCCAGGTCCGCCTCGCACTTGCGGTACACCGCCTCCGCCAGCAGCGCGTCGACCCCGGCGTAGTCGAACAGGTCCGGCCCGCACTCGCCCGGGGGCTCGATCGACACCGTCACCGCGAGGCCGGAAACAGGGCCGAGAAGAGCCGATTGCGAGAACTCCACCGAAAAGCTCACCGTGTCGGAGAACCCCCCGTTGCACACCCGCGCCGACTCGGCGCCCACGGCGATGGTGACGGCGCAGGGGCCCTCGGACCAGCCGTAGAGGGTGACGACCAGCGCCTCGACGGCGGAGGAGGGGATGTGGGCGGGGAGGGGGACGGAGAGCACCCCGGCGACGGTGCGGCGGGTGCCGAAGGCGGAGAGGTCGTCGGGGATGCCGGCGACGGCCTCGGGGTTGATCCACGCCTCGAAGCGCTCGGGCACCACGGGCGTCTGGTGCAGGGCGACGGCGTACGCGGCGGCATAGAGCAGGGGCATGGTCTAACCTTTCAGGGAGTCAAGCATGGCCGAGAAGAAGACGTTGCGGGAGATCGACGCGCTGGTCGCCGTGCACATCATGGGGCTGAGGGTGCTCGGGAAGGTCCATGCATATGGCGTTGATGGGGACTGGATTCTCCGGCTCAAGCCCATCCACGACGGCGAGTCGTGCCACCTGCAACCAGTGGCCCAGAGCCCCTTCTGGCCCGTGGGCGAAGTGCCCACCACGGACGACGAATCCATCGGCGGCGTTCCGCTGTCGTGGGTGGACGTGGTGCCGGAATACTCGACTGATCCCGCCGCGGCGTGGTCGGTGGTGAAGAAGATGCGGGCGGACGGCTGGGAGTACCGCATGGGCGATGGCGACGGGTTCCACACCGTCGAGTTCGGACGGCACGGCACGGGCTGCGTCCACGGACAATGCGAGATCGGCTCGGGCTGCCGCTGGGCCAACGCCAACGAAGACGCCATGCCCCTCGCCGTCTGCCTGGCCGCTCTGAAGGCCGTCGGTGTCGAGGTCGAGGTCGCCACGGATCAGTCCTCGTCCTCGCCCTCGTCGGGGTCCACCAGCGCCGCCGCCTCGCGCACCAGCGCCTCGCAGTAGACCCGCGGGCCGTGCATGAACCGCAGCACCTTCTCGCCGTCGGGCGCCGGGTTGGCGACGATGATGACCGCCGCCGCGTGGTGCTCGGCCAGGATGGTGAGCGCCCGCTCCGTGGGGTGCTTGCGGGGCTTGGGCGCGGGCTCGGGCGTCGTGTCGCTCATGGCTCCTGCTCCGTCTTGTGCCCCCGGTCCTTCATCCGCTGCTCGTCCTTCTGCCGCGCCGGCGAGAGCGGCAGCGACTTGCGCTCGTGCAGCCACTCCATGAACTGGTTGAGACAGTCCCAGCACCAGGCCCGCTCGAAGGCGGCCCCGCGGCGGTTGCAGTTGCGGCATGGGGGGTCGCTCGGCATCAGTCCGCCCGTATCCATTGCTCGCGCAGCCCCCGCTCCCCGTCCCACCAGTGACGCAGCCACCAGCACCCCAGGGGCTTGGGCGCCTTGCCCGTCTCGACGTGCCACCCGCCCTCCCCGGCGCCGTACTCGTCCTTGTACGTGGGGCACTTGACCAGCCACACCGTCCGCGTCTCGACGTTCCCCTCCATGTCCAGGCGGATGCGGGGCCGCTCGGCCGCCCAGCACTCGTGGACGTGCCCGCTCACGATGTAGTCGGCGTTCTCGACGTAGACCGCCTGCCTCTGGGCCTGGATGGTGTCGAGGGTGACCGGCCCGCCCCCGCCGTAGCCGTGGATGTACCAGAGCCGCCGCGACGCCTTGGCCTTGCCGCTCTGGGTGTACTGGAACCACACCCAGCCCGAGTACCCGCCGCGGACGATGCCCGCCCCGGCCCTGTCGTTCAGCCGCTCCACCAGCCGCGTCGTCAGGTCCGTCTCGTGCCGGGCGTGGACCGACGACTCGTGGTTGCCGGGGGCGATCATCACGAAGTGGCGGGCGAAGGGCTCGTAGAAGTCCGCCGCCGTGCGCACCAGCGCGTCGAGGTAGTCGCCCTGCTTGTGCTCCTCCCGCAGGGCCCCCTTGTCCGAGCGCTTGTCGTACTTGCCCTGCATGGCGCAGAACAGGTCGCCGATGTCGAGGATGCCGGCGTTGCGGGCGCGGGCCTCTTCGAGGTGCCGCCGCTCCAGGTCCCGCCTGCTCTTGGCGTTGTCGTGGTGCACGTCGCTGCGGACCAGATACCACTGCTCCCAGCTCGCGCGGGAGGCGATGTCCTGGGTGACGATGGTGACGCCGGACCCGCCCCGGCGCACAGAGAACGGAACGCCCTCAGCCATGCTTCGCTCCCCTCAAACGCCGCCATGCCCGCTTCAGAACCCGGACGCACCCGCAGCCCGCGAACGAGCCGGGACGGGGGTGCCTGGGGTGGAACGCCCAGAGCCACCAGCGGATCGGCGCCGGCACGCCCTCCCACCGCACGCCCATCCACCGCACGACGCCGTCGCGGTCGGGGTGCAGCCCCGCCGGGCACGGGCGCGTCACCGCCGCCAGCATCGGGGCGCCGTCGAGGGTGCAGGCCACCATGCCCTTGACCGCCGCCGACACGGGCGCGTGCTCCGCGTAGAGGCACAGGTGGCACAGCGCCGCCGCCTCCCGGGCGCCCGGGGGCAGAGGGACGGTGCCCGGGGCGCATCCGCACGTCATAGCAGGTCCCCCGTCCCCAGCGCCGGGGGCTCGTCGCGCGGGCCGCGCCGGTCCGGCCCCGAGCACGGCGACCGCGCGCACTCCTCGTTCACCGTGATCTGGAAGTTGGAGACGACCTCCTGGCCGATCTCGTAGTCGTTGCACAGGTGCTGGTCGTCACCGACGACGAAGTCGCGGTGGTACAGCTCCCGGAGCGTCAGCCGCCCCTCGAAGCAACCGGCCTCGGCCGACCGCTCGTGGCTGACGTGCTCGATGCCGTTGACGGTGGTGGTCTGCCGGCAGGAGAAGTTGCAGGGCCGGGGCTCCACGTCGGAGTGGCACGTCGTCAGCGAGAGGTTCCGCACGTCCCCGTAGATGAGGCCGCCCGCCGGGGAGACGCTGAAGTTCCAGCCGACGGCGCTCTGGCCGCCCTCGTCACAGCGGTAGTTGTTGATGCTCTCGAAGGGCGGGTTGCGGGTGCCGCACAGGGGGCCGCCGGGCGACTGGTCCGACGTGAACCCGCGGGTGACCACCGTGACGAAGCGGTTCAGGCACTCCCGCTCGTAGGTGCAGCCGGGGACGACGCGGTACTCGTACGTCTCGTCCCAGGCCGTGTTGGTCACGGTCTCGGCGGTCATCGGGCAGCAGATGGAGCTGGAGGACCCCCAGGTGCGGAAGACCTCCCGCCGCGTCCCGTAGAACCGCACGCGGAAGCGCTGGCCGTAGGTGCAGCAGACCGTCGTGTTCTCGCCGCCGGGATAGCCGCAGGGGCGGGACACGTCGGCGAACAGGCAGCAGTCGCAGTCGGCCCGCGGCGTGCAGCGGGCGTCGTCGCAGTCGGGCGCGCACTCGAAGGGCGGGCCCGGCTCGATGAACACCGCCCGGGGGTCGACGGCGAGCACCTGCTCGCGCGTGAGCCCCGAGCGCACCACGGTCCAGCAGTTGCTCCCGTCGAGGTGCGCGACCACGACGGAGCACCCGGCGGGGACGCGGTCGGCGAGCACCCAGACCCGCCGGGAGGGGAAGCAGCAGTTGTGCAGGGCGTGCCACTCGCCCTCCCCGCAGCAGCAGTCCCTGGCCGCGTCGGTGGCGGGCCTCCCGCCCCGGTGCAACCGGCGGCGCCCGCTCTCACCGGCTCTGTACAGGGGACGCTGCATTCATCTCACGGGTTGAACGTGATGGGCGTGTTGTTGGTGTCCGACTCGGTGCCGAAGAGGTTGTCGTTCGTGACGGTCAGTGTGGCGCCGCCGGCGCTCTTGATGAGCGTCGCCGTGCCGTGGCGGTTCAGGGTCGTGATGGTGTTGGCCGTCGCCGGGCTCGCGTAGCCCGCGGGGGTGATCTTGCTGCCCCGGCCGCGGAGGTTCCAGGTCGTGTCGGTGGCGGCCGACTGCTTGTTGTACGTGGAACCACTCGTGCAGTGGCCGGTCGTCACCACCGTCGAGCCCTTGGTCGTCAGGTTCGACGCCCCCTCGACGTAGACCGTGGTGATGGCGCGGCTCGTCACCTCGGCGCTGGAGGCGTCGTCCAGCTCCAGGAGCGTGATGGCCGTGCCGTTCGTGGCGGCCACGACCTTGCCGCCGCGCATGACGCGGATGTTCGTGGTGACCGCGGAGGCGCCGGGCAGCACCTCGCACCGCTCGGCCACGGTCGTGGTGTAGGTCCCGCTGATGAGGTGGACCTGCTGGCCGGTGCCCAGCTCGCAGGAGAGCCTGGTCACGGCGTCGGCGCCGCAGGCCAGCCGGTGGCGCCGGGCCGTGCCCGCGAGGCGGATGAGCGGGATGGTGTCGCCTGCGCCGCCGAAGGTCGGCTGTCCCGAGTCGTTGCCGATGGCGACGTTCACGCCCGGGGAGACGACGATCTCGCCGAAGGCGAACGCCAGCGTGCCGTTCGTCGGGTGGCCCGTGTTCGGGTCGACGTTGGTGTCGAAGTACAGGTTGTCGGCGTCGGCGCTGGGCGCCGCACCGCCCGCGTAGTTGCCCGCGGTCTGGATGTTCCCGTCGCCCGCAGCTCCTGTCCAGCGAAAGTTCGCCATAAGTCACCCCCGAAAATCAGTCGGTGTCCTTGTACCCACGGAGCACCGGGCGCATGGTCTCGCCGGTGGAGGCCGCGATGGTCGAGACATACAGACGCAGGTACGAGCCCGGCACGACCGACACGGCCGCGCCGATGCCCTCGGTGTTGTACGTGACGGCCCCGGCGGCGAAGGCGTGATAACTCCCGCCGTCGAGGCTGTGCTTGAGCGTGACGATCGGCACGGTGCCCGTGGGCCACGCGCCCCCGTCGCGCATGTCGCGTTGCACCACGACGTGCTCCACGTCGTTGGGCACGCGGTAGTCCAGTGCGTCCTCGGGCACGCCCAGGTCGATGGTCGTCTTCCCCGGGTTGAGCGGGGGCAGGATCTTCACGTCGCACCTCCGGGCTGAGCGGCGAAGGCCGCGGCCAGCGCGGCGGCCTGCCGCGCGCCGGGGTTGTCGTCGCAGTCGGCGGGCTCGAACCGCTCCTCGAAGACGTAGAGCCGGCGGGTGCCGTTGTACACCGAGACGATGGCGAGCGACCCCGCGGGCGCCGCGGCCTGGATCATCACGTCCGAGGGGCCGCCCCAGCGGTACGGGAGCATGTTCGTGAAGGGCGACTGGGCGCCCGTGACCAGCGAGATGGCGTAGCCCGAGTACCGCACCGTGTCGGCGGGCCCGGCCTGGGCGCTCGCCGTGCGCACGACGCCCATCGCCACGTCGAAGTTGGTGGCGGCGTCTAGAGCCACGGGATCACCTGCCCTTGGCGGTAGATGTCCGTGTAGAGCTTGACGGCCACGGACGCGACGCCGCTGGCGTTGAAGTCGGCGTTGTACTCCGCCAGCGGGGGCAGCTCCGGGAGCGCGAGCGTCTGCCCCAGGTACGAGCCGGCGGGGATGGCCCGCACCCAGCCCGTCGTCAGGAACCGCACGTCGGCGAAGACGAGGTTCGAGCGGTCCAGCCGCAGCCGCGAGGAGATCAGGATGCCGGGGATCTGGTTGAACGTCTGCCCGCGGGGGAGCAGATACCAGCACCCCAGGTTGTTCAGCAGCAGCGACTTGGCCGCGCGCAGCTCGCCCTCGCCCGCGCCCACCAGCCGCGACTCGACCGAGATCATCCGCCCGCGCTTCACGAAGCGCCGCTTGATCTGGGCGAGCGGGCCCGTGCCCGTGTCGCTCGACAGGACCGGAAGCTCGAAGTCCTCGTCGGCCGTGACCTCCGCCTCCGACCCGCGGATCTGCGGCAGGTTGAAGCTGGGCGGGAGGTAGAGCAGCCGGACGAAGTGGACGCCGGGCCGCACCTCCTTGAAGGGCTGGATGTCGTAGACCACGAGGTTGGTGTTGGCCGGGTGGGGCGTCCCGCGCTGGGGGAGCTGCGGGTCGGCGTGGCAGTCGTCCCAGTTGCGGTCGGTGACGCGCCACGTCTCCCAGGCCAGGGTCCGCGGGGCCGTGCCGTACTGGGCGGGCTTGATGCGTTCGGCGGGCACTCACCGGCCCTCCGTGTTCGCGTCGATGTTGCCCAGGAGCGTGGCGATCTCGTCCAGGCGCCTCTCGAAGTCGGCGCGGAAGTTCTGGAACTCCTGGTCCGTCACCGGCCGGCGCGACTCGTCGTCGAGCGCCGCCTCCACGTCACCGCCTGGCTCGCGCCGCGGCTCCTGGGCCTCGGGCATCTCGGGGACGCGGATGTCCGCCATCTTGCCCAGCGTCTCCAGCAACCGGCCCGCCGCCTCCTCCGCCGCCTCCAGGCCCTTGGTCAGCGCTTCGCCCACCTTGCCGGCCTGCGCGTGCAGCGCCGCCACCCGCTCCTCTAGGGCGTCCACGGCGCGCTCGGCCTCCGACACGTCCATCCCCACGGGGACCGTGACCTTGGAGACCTCGAAGATGGGGGCGTTGTCTTCCATCAGGCGGTGGTCACCGGCGCCGCCGAGCTGGCGGCGGAGGAGATGAAGGAGTACTGCGTGGGCTGGTTGGGCCCGCCGTTGAGCGACAGGGCGCTGATGCCCATGCCGTAGAGCCGGGCGTTGAAGGCGTACGACTTGCCGCTCACCGTCGTCAGCGTCATGGTCCCCGCCGTCCCGTCCGGCACGACGGCGGTGTTGGCCGCGGAGTCGCGGAACCCGCGGACGGTGCCGCGGATGGTGATGGTGCCGATCTCGTTGCGGGTGCCCTCGTAGCCGAAGGGCGTGGACTCGTGCTGCGGGCGCTGGAAGTCGGCCTCCCAGGCGTGGTGCTCGATGGTGGTGATGGTCTGCCCCGCGAAGGAGAAGGCCGCCTGGTTGCCCCGGAGAATCGCCATAGGTCATGCCCCCGAATCGCGGCTGGCGCCGATCCTGAACTCGAACACCTTGCGCTTTTCCGTGTCGGAGATGGGCCCGCGGAGCGTGCGCACGATGGTCGGCTTGTTGAGCGACCAGTCCGTCGGGTCCGTGTTGAGCGTCTGGTTGTGCAGCAGCTCGCGCACCCGCTTGCACACCGCGTCCTCCGCCGGGAAGTGCCCGTCGCGCTGCGTGACGACGACGAGGCGGAACAGCACCGCGTTGGACCCGCGGGCGAAGGAGTCCTCCGCCGCGTCCAGGGGGAACTGCACCTCGATGCGCGGGTAGTTGTGCGTGTCGCGGTCGTCGCCGTGCCCCTGGCGGGAGAGGCGCCGCACGTAGTACTGGTTGGTGGTGTTGAACAGCCCCGTCGCCGCCACGGTGTCCCCCGTGATGGCGTCGCTGACCGCCGAGTACACCGCCTCCTCCAGCGTCACGAGAGCACCCCCCCGGCGCGGCCGACCGCGTCCATCACGAAGGGCTCGGCGGGCACGCCCGTGTTCCCGTACTCCCTGTCCGCCAGCCCGGGGCCGGTCGCGCTGACGAGGTACATCCCCTCGCCCACGCGCTCGATGGACGCGGCGCCCCTGGTCGGGGCCAGCATCTCGCGCTGCACCCGCCGGGCCACGTCCAATGCGGCCCCGTCCGCCATCCTGCGGACGGCGGGGAGCAGCGCGTCCATGAGCGTGGGGGGATTCACAGCGGCCCCCCCAGCATCCCGCCCACGCCGTCGTACTCCAGGAAGTCGCGGGCCTCGTCGCGGACCACCTGCACGTCGTCCTGCCGCCCCTGGTCGGCGAGCCGCAGGCACATCTCCGTCGCCCGCGCCCACTCCTTCTCCCACTCCTCCCGCCCGCCGTCGGCCCGCATCTCCTTGAGCACGCGGGCCAGCACCAGCTCGCGGATGAGCGGCTGCACGCTGGCGGGGAACCGGGCGAAGGGGGTCGTGTCCGTCGCGCTGCTGGGGTTGCCCGGGCCGGTGATGTAGATTTCGCCCGTCAGCTCGTACGCGGCGTCGGGGATCGGGACGAAGTAGTGCGTGAGCGTGTCGCCCGCGGACTGGAAGCGCCACCAGCGGGGCTGGCCCGTGTCCCCGTCGTTGGCCGCGCGGCGCTGCGCGAAGTCGTCCCCGTCCGCCCACTTCAGGCACGACTCCTCCTCGTCGTCGGGCCCGTAGTAGAACTCCCGCGTCGCGGGGCGGTCGATGCTCTGCGTGTTGGTCCCCACCGAGAACGTCACCGTCTCGCTGGTGGTGATCGCCATCGTCACCAGGCGCCGGCGGAAGGGCCAGTCGAAGCCGTCCCACAGCTCGGCGAGCACCGCGTAGGTCGCGGCGTCGATGGTCTCGACGGGGGCGAGCACGCGGGGCGTGCGGCGGATGAGGTGCGCGAGGCAGTAGAGGCGGATGTTCTGCTGGTTGACGGCCCAGGGCTCGGTGGAGCTGGCCGGGCTGGCGTCGATGGCCAGGCGCGCGGCCTGCTCGACGTACTGCGCCTCGGCCTCCGCGGCGTTCTTGGTGTACACGTCGAGCATGTTGGGGCGCATCTGCACCCCGGCCTGCTTGACGGCCTCCCAGATGAACCACCGCCGCGCGTCGAGGTCCGGGGCCGTGGACCCCGCGGCCACGCGCTGCACCCAGTAGTCGGTCAGGACGGCCTTGTCCCACGCCCCCTTGGCCGCGCCCCGCGTGGGGGGGCTGGCCGTGGAGTTGCCGTCGATGAGCGTCTTCTGCTCCGTCGTGCAGGCGGCGTACAGCCCGCCCGTCAGCAGCAGGGCGATCTCGTCCTGGAAGGCGGCGGCGTAGGAGATGCTGCTCACGGGCTCGCGCTCACGTCGGGGGTTTGCGGCTCGGGACGCACGGCGTTGGTCGCCGCGGCCAGGAAGTCGGCGGGGGGCGCCGGCACCGGCGCCGGCTCGGGCCTCTTGCGGTACAGCGCGGGGTTGAACGCCGCGGCCTTGGGCTTGCCCTGCCGGCGGTAGTTCTCGATGGGCACGAGCATCACGCCCTTGCCCTTGTCGCAGGGGTACTTGATGGCGCGGATGCTGTGCCCGATGCACACGCCGTTGTGCTGGCAGACCTTCAGCCCCAGGATGTCGCAGTTCCGCCAGAACGTGATGTCCGCGTCCGTGCGGCCCCACGCCTGCCAGTCCCACCCGCCCTCGGGCGTCCGGCCCGGCACGGACCAGAACCACGGCTGGGGCATCTCCTCGAAGACCTCGCGGCGGATCAGCGTCAGCCCGAAGTGCGAGTAGCGCACCCGGCAGATCTCCCCCGAGTAGTCCCACTCGGGGTCGAAGACCAGCGGCGCGTCGTTGTGCCGGCTCATCTGCACGCTGCCGATCGCCGCCAGCGTGGGGTCGGCGTTCATCGCGTCGATGAGCTTCTGCACGTCCTCGGGCTCGAAGACGCTGTCGTAGTCGCTGTAGAGCAGGAAGTCGGGGTTGTGCGTGGCGATGGCGTGCTGCGTGCCGATCGTCACGTCGCGGTCCCAGAACGCGCCCTTGCAGGGGACGATCTCGAAGCCGATCCTCTGCGCCAGCCGGACCAGGCTCTCCTCGTGGCAGGTGTGCGTCAGCTCGGGCTGGCTCATCACCAGCGCGATCCGGGGCTTCTCCACCCTGGGATACCAGCGCTTCACGCCCTCCAGGTTCAGCGAGTAGGGGTTCTGCGAGCAGTCGGGCATGAAGGGCTTGAAGGGGGCGACCGACCCCACGCCCGCGTCGTTCATCAGCTTCGCCAGCGTCGCCGCCGTGAACATCGCCCGGTGGTGGTCGTTGGCGTCGTTGTGCCCGCCGTAGACCACCGACTCCAGGTACGAGAGGGGCTGCTCGGGCTCGTCGGAGACGATGGCCCTGGCCAGCTTGGTCATGTCGGGGACCGCGATCTTGAGCGAGCCCCAGGGCTTGAGGACCCGCACCCACTCCTTCACGATCGCCAGGCGCTCCTCGTAGGGGAAGTGCTCCAGGACGTGCGAGCAGTAGACCTCGTCCACCGAGCAGTCGGGCAGGTCGAGCTTGCGGATGTCGGTGCCGGTCTTGATGTCCAGGGCCTCGTAGCCCGGGAAGACGGTGGGGCCCGCGCCCAGGTTGAGCTTGCGCTTGCGCAGGCGGGGCGTCAGGTCGTCCCGCACGTAGACGCTGTTGAATCGGGTGCGGAAGACCAGCTTGTACCCGCGGGCGCCCAGCAGGGCGTCGAACGCCGCGGCGTTGGCCTGGAGCTGGGTGCCGAAGTCGTCGTCGAGGATGGTGCCCGACTCGTGCCGCTCGGGCACGTACGGCTCCAGCGGCGACTCCCTGTGCCTGGGGCTGTTCAGGTCCAGCGTCTCGACGCAGAGCACGATCGGCCGGCTCTCCATCGCCTCGACGATGTGGTACTCGATCGAGTCCACGTCCACCACCATCACCGCCGGATTGGGGTGGCACTCGTGGCGGGCCATGATGGCGTCGATGGTGTTCTCGCCGTCGGGCAGGACGCACGAGCCGTCGATGACGCACCGCGAGGGGGCGTTGCGCGTCAGCCGCTGGCGGACCTGCGGGTGGGGCTCGATGAGCAGCGACTTCCACCCCTCGCGCACGCAGAGGGGGGCGACGGTGACGGGGAGCGCGGCCGAGCCCTCGCCGGCGCCGAACTCGACCACCCACCGCTGCTCGGCGGGGATGTGGTCTTCGAGGTGGTCGATGATCGTCTCGATGACGCCCTGCTCGCCCTCCTGCCACCCCTTGGCGTGCAGGGCAACCCAGACGCACCCCTCGTCGAGGGGCGGCCCAGAGGAAGGAAGACCGGCGCGGGGAGCGACCCCGCCGCCCGGTCCATCAAAAGGGGCCGTTGAGCCCGTGAGAGTCTGAGGGTCCATTCCTGTGTTTCCCTTTTGATACAGGATCCGGCCCGCCCGCTCAGGACGGGTAGTCGTCGTACGTCTCGACGTAGAGGACCACGTCGACCGAGCCCGGGGAGCTGGTGTTCGCGGCGTTGGTGGTGCCGAAGTAGTACCCCGAGTCGGTCGCGGCGCTGTTGACCTGGATGCGGTTGGACGAGGTGTGCGCCGGCACGAGCGCGAGGAAGGCGTCGACGGGGTTGCGGTTGACGCCGGGGGCGTTGGTCGCCATCGTCTCGATGAGCGGGGGCCCGCGCCAGACGCCGTTGGTCTCGGACGTGCCGGTGCCGGGCGTGATGGCGAGCATGTAGCCGTTGGTGCCGCCGGGGTTGGACTGGCTCGCCGTGGTGGGCGAGGCGGTCAGGACCGAGGTGGCCGCGGCGTTGGAGGTCGGGAACATCACCAGCGCGACGGCGTTGGGGGCCGTGCCGCCGATGGCGCCCGAGACGGCGTTGTTGGTGCCGGCGTTGCGGACGTGGGAGTGGATGACCCGGCTCTTGGCCGGGATGTTGAAGCCGCAGGCGATGATGCTCTGGCCGTGCGTGAGGGTCACGCGCTGGCGGTAGCGGATGGCCTTCCGGCCGCTGTACCACGCGGCGCTCGACTCGAAGGTGGTGCTGGGGGTGGTGGACGGTGCGGACATGTTGCGCTCCTTGCAACTGACGGCGCGTTACCCCGCGCCCTGGGTGTCGGCCCCGGCGACGAGCCGGGGTTCAGCCGGTGAAACTGATGAGCGTGACCGTGCCGTCCGCCTTCACAAGCAGCTTGAGCACGACATCCTCCGACACAAGCCGGTCGGACCCGCGGAGGTACATCTGTCCCGCCGAGGGGCTGTTGGTGTTGGTGAAACTGACGGCCGCGCTGGCGCCGCCGAGGATCGTGATCTCACGGTTGCGCGCGCTCGCCGTCACGCTCAGGGACGTGACGGCGGTGGTGCCCGTGACGGTGACGAAGTTGGTGTCGTCGGGGATGGCGAGGGCCGCGGCGGAGGCCAGCGTGTACCGCGTCCGGTCGCCGCCGGCCAGGGACTTGAGACGGCTCCACATGCTCATGGGGTCACTCCTGCACTACACGACACCACCTTGCGGGTGCCGCGCCGCTCCCGGTCGAGGAAGCCGGCGTAGTCGGTTGCGTCCGGCCGACGGTCGGCCAGCTCCTTGTCGCGCTTCTCTTCCCGCTGCCGCTTCTCCAGCCGCGCGTTCCGCTCGGCGATGCGGTCCTTCTCGCGCCGGTCGGCCTTGCCCATGTTCACGTAGAGCACGGCGTCGTCGATGCGGCCCTGGTGCCAGCGCTGCACCTCCTCGGCGCCCACCGCCAGCGGCCCGCCGCAGGGCTCGTCGCCGTAGGCGAACAGCACCTCGTCGCGCGCGGCGTTGTAGAAGGCGTTGGTGCCGGTGCGCTTGGCCACCTCGCCCGCGTTCCTGCGCACGCGCAGGGCGTCGAGTCCGAAGCGGAAGCCCGCGCGGTCGATGGGGGCCATCCACGGATAGCGTCGGTCGTACGTCATCTGAAACCCCCCGCGCTCCTTGCGAAGCGCGAGGGGGAGCGAGAACAGCAGATCAGGAGACCGCGAGGCTGTGGATGACGCCGTTCTGCCACGGGCGGGTGCACCAATCGCAGCAGTTGCCGGCCCAGTCCGCGCACTTGATGAGGCCGCGGCCGGTGTTGGGCGTGCCCTGGTTCATCCGGTACCAGTGGCCGCCGCCGTCGGCGGGCAGGGCGCGCAGGCCCTTCCAGCCGTAGTACAGCGCCTTCCACGTGTCGTTCTGGAGGATCAGGATGCGGTCCTGCCGCGCCAGGCCGTCGGACACGATCTTCACCGTGCCGAACGTGCCGTGCTGGTAGTTCAGGCCGACGGACCCGAAGTTCATAAAGCGCTCGGCGCGGTCGTCGCCGATGGGGAGCTGGATGAACGACTCCTCGCCCAGCTCCTCGCGGAGGCGCTGGTGCTGGGTCGGGTCCGACATCCACACCGTGCCGGCGCGGCGCTTCTCGGAGAGGAAGCCCATGGCGATGGCCATGTCGTTGAAGTGCGACTTGTTGATCCGCGCGCTGGCCGCGTCGAGCCGCTGGGTGATCGCCCAGCGGTTGCCGGCGTCGGTGCGGTCCATGCCGCCGATGAACGTCTCGCCCGCGGAGGGGGCCGAGAAGTACGCGCCGAAGGACCAGATGCCCTGGTTGTACGTGCCGGAGAAGACGACGATGTCGTTGTCCGCGACGTTGGCCAGGTTGCCGGTGGACAGCTCGCCCGTCAGGCCCGAGGTGATGAACTCGAAGCCCGCGGACTTCTCGGTGAAGTTGGGGATGTCCGTGCAGCGCACGTTGCCGGCGATGACGGCGCCGGTGGCGGGGCGGATGAAGTCGTAGCGGCCGTTGGGGCGGATGGTGGCGATCGAGCCGGTGTCGATCTTGACCCGCATCCCCGTGGTGTTGGTGGGCGTGGCGGCGGCGTCGGCCCACGTCTCGCGGTCGTTCTGCCGGGGCGTGCCGTCGACGAGGCAGAGCTGGGCGGTGCGACCGGCGTGCCGCATGATCGCCAGCTTCTCGTCGAAGTCGTCCTGCACCGAGCGGTAGATCCGGTCGGCCAGGTCGACGATGGTGCCCCTGGCGTGGTTCTCGATCGTGTAGATGTCGAACTGCACGCGGGCGGTCGCCAGCGTGAAGTCGTGCAGCGCCGTGTTGGTGCGGTTCCACCGCACCTTGAGCGTGCCGGCCTCCAGGTTCTGGGGGTTGGCGATGTTGCCCAGCGGGTCGATCTGGAAGCGCACGCTGTCGGCGGGCCCCAGCTCGAACTGCATGGTCTTGCCGTCGCCCGAGATCGCCTCGGACTCGGGCGTGAAGAGCTTGTTGGTCACCGAGCCGAAGCGGTCGGCGTACTGCTCCTCGTACTTCCCGAAGTATTGCTGCTGGACGATCGCGGTCGCGTCTTCCAGAAAGACTGCACTGTCAAGGGGCTCGGCCATGAGCCTTCACTCCCGGAGCCTCAGCGCGACCGCGCGGCAACCCGCTGCGCGTGCGACGCCTCGATCTCCTCTCTGCTCGGCAGGCCCTGGGCCCGCCGAGGGTCTTTGGTCTTGTCAGGTGCCCCCTGGCCGCCGGCACTCCCGGCGGGGGGCGCGGCGCCGGGCTTCTGCGCGGCCTCCGCGATCGCGTTCATCTGGGCGGCCTTGACGGCCTTGTCCCACTCCGCGATGGTCTTGGGGACGGAGTCCAGGAAGGTCCGCCCCGCGGGCCCGTGCATCCCTTTCAGGGCGTGGTCCTCGGGGTACGGCTGGCGCGCCGCGGAATACCGCGCGCGGAGCAGTTCGGCGTAGAGGGGCTGGAGCGGCTTGGGGACGCCCTTGAGGTGGGAGGCGAAGAGCTTTTCGTCCGCCAGCTCGCCGTACTCGGCGTCCAGCGCCCGCTGATGCTCCTTCTCCATCCTCTCGCGTTCCCGCGCCGACAGCTTCTCCATCAGGCCCTTCTCGAACTCCTCGGGGTCGAACTGGCTCTGGGCGTGCTGCGGCTCGGGCTGCTGGGGAAAGAAGGCGGCCATGAGCCGGTCGGGCCCCCAGCCTTGCCTCTGCGCGTGGGTCACCAACGGACCCCACGCTTCGAGTTCCTTCTCGCCCTTGATCCCGAACTGCTGGGCCTTGGTCACAAAGCCCCGCACGCCCTCGTACTGCTCGGCCCCTCGCTTCCAACGCCCGACCTCCTCGGGGTTGAAAGACGGCGCCTGCACGCCTCCGGCCTGCGCGGGTTGCGGGGCCGCGGATTGCGCGGGTTGCCCGGCCGCACCGACACCCTGGCTAGCAAGATCGCTCACGGAACGTCTCCGAAGCAGGACCGCCACAAGCAACAGGCCGCGGGTTGGGTCCGGCTCTTACGCAACAGCGGGTTGGGCCGCCTGGCCGCCGCTATTGCTTGTCTCACCCGATAGCATAGCCAACACATCGGACAGGAGTTGGGGCGGCTGTTGCGTATTCTGTTGCGTATCCGCCCCGGGGGCCGCCTGCGGGGCCGGGGGGGCCTCGGCCTGGGCCTGCATCATGGCCGCCTGGACGCCGAGCTGGGTCTGGACGGCGATGGCCTCCTGCACCAGCGTCGCCACGGACTCGTCCTGCTCGGCCCGGCGGTCGAACTGGGCCTTGCGGAGTTCGGCCAGGCACCACTCGTTGAACTCCCCCAGGTCCAGGGGCCGCCAGGGGACGCCCTGCAAGAGGCGGACGATGGCGCGCTGGATCTTCCGCGTCATCTCCGCGTCCTCGGTGGTGAGCGCCATGTCCAGGTCCGCCATCGCCCGGCGGTACTGGTACGGCGTGACCATCTGGACCTGGGCGGCGGTCTGCAACTCCTCGCGCTTCTCGGCCGCCGACCGGAACCGCACGCTGCTCTCGCTGAGTTCGACGGCGTAGTCGGCGCCGGGGTCGCACTCCAGGAGGGCCGAGAAATCCTCCCCGTCGAATCCGGCCTTGGCGAGCATCGCCAGCGTCGAGGGGGTCTGCGCGTGGACCTCGCGGAGGGTGGTGCCCAGGAGCATCTGGGCGAAGGCGACGTAGGCCGCGCTGTCGTCGCTGACGCGGGCGGCGTGCTTGTGGTCGGCCTGGCGGAGGAGGGTCTGGTACGCGGCGTCGGGGACGTGGCTCTTGACGCCCTGGCCGTACTTCTGGTCGGGGACGCTGGTGTTGGCCGCCATGTCCCGGTCGGCGCGGTCGGCGGACTCCATGATCGCCGCCTGCGGGGGCGGGGGCGCCACGAGCTGCGGGGGCTTGGCGTCCATCGTCGGCTTGCCCTGGATGATGGCGCCGACCTTGTTGTGGAAGAGGTGGGTGACGTCCTCGGTCTGGGAGGGGTTCCCGAAGAACCGCAGGTCCACCACCCACTGCGGGGCGGTGTACCGCTGGAGCGTCCGCCACCACATCGAGTAGGCCAGGTTGACCGAGTCCTGGTCGTCCTTGATGAGCGACACGTCCGAGACGGACCACATCGCGTCCGCGCGGGGGGTCGCGTGCAGCAGGACCAGGGGGAGCCCGCACCCGCCGAAGGGGCTGACGGGCTCCTCCATATTGACGACCCGGTACTCGCCGTCGGCGGTCTCGATGGCGCAGTACATCAGCCCGAAGCGGCCCGTCTCGTCCTTGCAGTGCAGCTGGTAGACGCGGGCGCCCTTGGTGCTCGCCATGTCGGCGTAGCGCCGGAAGAGACGCCCGGCGCTGAGCGCGTGGGCGTTCTGCTCGTGGGGCGTCAGGCTCCCCACGGTCTTGAGCATGTTCTCGTCGAGCGTGACGCCGGGGTACATCCGGCGGATCTTGGCGGCGGACCACACGTCGGTGTACGCGACGTACTCGTGTCGCCGCAGGTCGGGGCTCTGGTTGTGGGGGTCCAGGACCAGCCGCAGGGGGTGGAAGGCGAACGCCTCCACCTTGGAGTCCCGCATCTGCACGTCCTGCCCGGCGATGGAGAGGCGGCGGGGCTGGATCTTGGCGGCCAGGCCCAGGCCGTAGGTGCCGGTGACGCAGCGGCGGAAGTTGGCGACGCGGGCGGCCTCGACGAGCCCGCAGGCGTCGGACGCGGCGGTGAGCAGGTCTTCGAGGAGCTGGGCCTTGTGGGCGCCGGCGGGCCCGGCGTCGCGGGGCGAGGGGGGGACGCTGTACTCCAGCCGCTCGGGGCGGGTGGCGACGGCGACCTGCGAGATGTAGCGGGTGACGCGGTTGCGGGTGACGCGGAGCTTGGGGATGTCGGGGTTGATGGAGGTGTAGAGCTGGCCGGTGGAGGTGTTGAGGTGGCCGTAGCGGGAGGCCGCGTCGGTGAGCCACTGGACGGCCTCGTAATAACACTCGTCGATGGCGGTGCGCTGGGCCAGGGCGAGGCGATAGCCCTCGGCGCTCCTGCGGGCCTCGGTGATGAAGTCTTTGAACTGCGCCGGGTTCTTGAACTGCACGCCTCACCCCCAGGGACTACGGGCCTTCCTCGCCGCGGTAGGCGACGACGGTGTCGTTCATGTCCGCCGCGCCGGCGGGGACGAACGGCAGGCCCCCCGGCGACGCTGCCGGGGGGCGCCGTGCCGCGTGCTCTGCCGAGATGCGGAGCTGCTGAAGCTCGCGGTGCTGATCGGAGATGGCGAGGGCGGCGTCGGCGAAGCGTTCGAGCAGGCGCTCGTCGCGCTCGGCGAGGGCCTTGCGGAACTCGCGCTCGCTCCAGGCGTTGAGGGCCATCGCCACGACGAAGACGACGCAGAGCCCGGCGAGGATCCAGAGGGCGGAGGTCATGGGGCCACCTCCTCGTCGGCGTACGCCTTGCGGACCACCTCGTCCCATGCCGGGTCCGCGACGGGCCACTTCTTGCCGAAGTCCTGCTGGGCCCGCTCATACCCCGCCTTGAACGCCTTTTCAAGCCTCTGCACAAACGCCGACGCCAGCGTCCGGTACGCATCGGTGTCGTGCGCGGGGATCCCGGGCACCACTCCGACGAGACGGTTCAGTGTGGCCTGCGCTTCGAGTGAGAAGTTCATCACTGGCGTGCCTCCCGCACCTTGGCGAAGATGGCGTCCAGCGCCTCCACGGCGTCGGGGGTCAGGAACATCTCGTCCAGGCTGATGTCGTCCACCGTCAGGGAGGCCGAGCCGTCGCCGTGAACGACCAGGACGACGGAATCGTCCTTGGTCGCGTACCGCTTCTCGTTGGTGACTTCGATGTTCACGCCTCCACCGCCTTCCGCACGGTCACCATGACCGATACATCCAGGCGGCTGCCCGACGCCATGAGCCGCCCGTAGTTCGCGTCTTCCTCCCGCATGTCATTGATGGCGTTTCGCGTGAGGGTGACGCACAGCTCTCGCAGCGCGTCGTCGGTCATCGGGAGTTGCAACGTATAGAGAGCCGTGCCCACGGCCTCGTCGCGCGGTTCGAGGGGGTCCATCACTCCACCTCCGCGGGCTCGGGGATGGAGATGGTGACGGTCACCTCGACGGGCCGCCCGTCGCCGGCCAGGGCGCCCACGCCGGCGAGGTCGCCGCCGATGAGCGCGTCCAGGGCGACGGTGGCGGCGGAGAGGGCGGCCTGCTCCACCGCGGTCTGCATGGGGTGCGAGTTGCGGGCGTTGAGGGTGGCCCGTTCGCGCAGGCGCCACGCGCCGTCGCGGAACTCCGCCGTGTGCGTCGCCGTCCGCGTGGGGGCGGCCTCCGTCTTCTTCAGGGTCTTAGCCATTGGTCACCTCGCTCGTTTGGGTCGTCTCGCTCTTCTTGGTGTCCTTCTGGGCCGCGTCCTCGCGCACGGAAAACGCCAGGAGTCCCAGCATCCAGAGAAAAAGCAGCACCACGCCTCCGGCGACTCTGCCGACCGCGCGGTTCTTCCATCCGCTTTCGATGAGGAACGCCGGCGCGTAGATCCCGACAAACACGCAGTAAAACGTCGCCAGCGCCAGCATCCACCTCCAAAACTCGTCCATCGCTGTCCTCGCTTTCAGTTGAGCGTCGCGCCGAAGTAGGGCGCGAGGCGGTTGCAGAGAAAGTCGCCGTCCTCCTCCTCCACCGTCTTCCTGTGGTTCTCGGGGGCCTCGGCCTGCTTGTACATCCCCAGCAGCCGCGAATCCCCCGCCTCCGCCACGGCCCGGCGCACCAGGGCGCTCGCCATCCCCACGCCCGCCGTGACCCGCCCCTCCTCCATCGCCCAGATCAGCAGCTGGGTCAGCGTGTCGATCAGGTGGTCCTCGGACTCGATGCCGAAGTCGAGGATCTGCTTGTAGAGGTCCCTGAAGTTCTCGTCGGGCACGAGTTCCGTGCGGTCCTCGTTCCACTTGCCCGGGAACTCCACCACGGCGTCGATGCCGGGGTTCCCGTGCTCGATGAGCCCCGCGCACTGCTTGAGACGTTGCAGCTTCTTCGTGTTCGTGGGGTCGCGCCGCTCGACAGGCAGCCCGTACCTGTTCTCGAACATCTCCGCCGTGGCGTGATACCCGCCGCGGGTCTCGACCAGAACGCTGTCCACGGCATGGGAGGCGAGGAACGCCTCGGCCTCCGTGACCAGCGCGCTCTGGGTCGCGTGGAACTGGCGGGCCTGGAGGATCCGCACGCGGTTCTGGTACTCGCGGACCTTCACGCCGTCGCGGTCTGTTTCCACGGAGACCTCGCCGATGCCCGCGTAGAGGAACCCCGCCTTGTCGTTCTCGACCTTCGCCGTGGCGGCTGGGTCCAGGGACAGGGCCTTGAAGCACGAGTCCACGAACCGGCGGTGCTCGGGGCTGTCGGGGTCGTAGAAGCGGATCCTTTTGACGACCCGCATGTCCTCCGCGATGGGGTTGGCCTCGTAGCACGCCGCCCAGAGCGCCCGGTCGCGGAGGTTGTTGTACTTCTTCCGCAGCTCCGCCGCCGGGTACACCTCCGGCCAGAGCGGGAAGAACGGCGGGCTGCTCGTGGGGCCGCCCGTGCGCTGCACCGAGATGAGGAACGAGCCCTTCTTCCCCTGCTTGACGAGTTCGGACAGGGCGTCGTCGTTGTGCCAGAGCGTGCCGATGGCGAGGATGAACGTGCCGTTGCCGCGCTGGCGGCTGGCCCAGGTCATGTGGAGCTGCTTCTTGCGGCGCTCGCGCTCGCTCTCGCTGTCGCGGTCGCTCTGGGGGACCACGTCGTCCCATATCTGGATGTTGGTGTTCCCGCCCAGGCCCTTCTTCATCACGCCGCACGCCTGGAGTGTGGGGCTCTTGAGCCGCCTGTCGAGCCTCAGCCTCATCGTCGTCGAGTTGTTGTCCTTCCTGTCGAACTCGACCCGCCCGAAGAGCGCGGCCATGCGTCGGCCGGACGCCGTGGAGGTGCGGAAGAGGTTGTGGACGTACTCCTTGGGCTCGATCGCCTTCTCCTCGATCGCGTGCAGGTACGCCGCCTGCGTGCGGTGGTTCATGGCGATCTCGGTGCCCAGCCAGTGCTCGGCGTACTCCGTCTTGGAGTGGCCCATCGGGGCGATGAGCACGACGCCCTTGTAGTCAAAGACGCCGCGGCGGGGGCCGTGCTGGTCGTACTGGACGCCGTTGCGCGCCTCCCAGGTGTCCACGGCGTAGCGCACGAGGTGCGGGGCCATGAGGAAGACGGTCGCGCCGCCCGCCTCATCGGCCGCCCTGCTCTTGGTCATGTTGCTCCGGCCCACGTAGAGCATCACCCGGAGCACGTGCGTCGCCTCCCACCACGGGCCGTTCTTGACTCCCGGGGGGTTCGGGTTGCTCGCCAGCTCCCGCGCCCTGAGCACTCCCCGCATCAGGGCGCAAAGGGCTTTTCCCCGGCGTTCTCGCTGCTTCTCGGCGTGCGTCATGGCCTGCCAGCGCATCTCTTCCTCGCTGGTCATGGGCTTGCGGCGGGAGTCGATGAGGTTCTTGGCGAGGTCCTTGGCCGACTCCATCTCTTCAAGGATGCGCCGGAGTTCGGCGGAGGGGACCTCCCACACGGCGTCGGGGATCTCCTTCAGCATCTCCGCGGCGTCGCGGATCTTGTCGCCCTCGGAGCGGGCGTCGGCCAGCGATTTGGCGTCGATGCCGGCGAGTTCCGCCTCGCGGTAGATCATCTTGTGGGCGGATTCGAGGTTGAAGGGGATGGCGCCCCCGCGCTCGTTGAACCACTCGCTGGTGGCGGAGAGGCGGGCGAGGCGGCGGCGGTAGTGCTCGGGGTTGGCGTGGCCGTCGACGCGCGGGGGGGCGCGGCCGATCTCGTCGAGGATGGCCTGCAACCCCTCCGGGATGTCGGCGTTGAGGAGCGCGGACTCGTCGCGGGGCTTGGACATCTCAGTCCGCGCCCTCCGCCACGCGGTCGCGGTACAGGTCGAAGCGCCACCCGCCGCCCCGATCGCCGGGCGCCCAGTACCACCGCACGCCGGCGGGCGGGAACGGCCGGAAGCCCTCGGGGGCCTCGAAGCGCAGCGCCTCGTCGCGGTCTCCGGTGACGGCCGACAGGAACTCGCGGTCGTCGTAGATGACGCGGCTGATGGTCATCGGGCTCGCTCCACGTGGGGGGCGTCGGGGAAGAGGGGGTCGGGGTCGCCGTCCCACCACGTCCACGTCTCGCGCTGCGCGACGAGCACGGACAGCCGCAGGCCGCACAGCGAGAAGACGCCGTAGCAGAGGGGGTCGGTGAAGGTCATCCCGTCACCCGCTTGGGCTGGACGCGGACGGCCAGCGACGTGATGGTCGTGAGCGCCGAGCAGCCGACCCAGATGTCGAACTCCTGCCCCTGGGGCGCCAGGTCCACGAAGTTGGACCCGTCGTCGAACGCGACCGTGCAGATGTAGTTCCCGCTGTCCCCGTCCAGGTCCGTCCGCGTCGTCGTGACCGTCACCGACGCGCTCTTGTCCTGCCACACGCAGTCGAGCGACTGGTTCTTCAGGGCCCAGCGGAAGGCGATGGTGGCGCTCCCCGACGACTGGTTCGACGTGGCCAGCACCACGCAGGACTGGTGGCCGCCCGCCGCCGAGCCGGGCAGGTCGTTGCCGGGCGTGTAGACGAGCTTCTGCCACGACGCGCCCGCCGTGATGTTGGCGCTCGCCGCGGTGAAGGTCATTTCCTGGTACGACGGCATGGCGATACCCCCGCAAGCAACGGGCCCGAAGCAATGGTGGACACAACATCCCCGCCGTAGAGTATACCCCTGCCGCGTGGACGAATTGCGTCCACCCGCCTATGCTGTCCGGTTCTCAGGAGCGAGCACCATGTTCGGGATCAAAGAACTTCGTCGTCAGGTGGGCGACCTTCGCCGCGACATCGCGGACGCCTTCGGCCGCATCCGCCGGCTGGAGCCGCCGCCGCCCCCCGCTGCTGGCAAGACCGTCTCCGGCACCGGGGGCACGCTGACCTTCACGAGCCAGCCGTCGGTGGACATAAAGATCGAGGGCTGGAAGGCCAACGGGACCAAGTCGTACTGGTCCCCCGGGACTGGCTGGATCACCGCCGAGGAGTGGATGGCGGAGCAGGCCGGCGCGAAGGCGGCGGAGGCCGAGAAGGCCGCCAAGCCCTCGACCGACGAGCGAGGGCTGCTGCACGCCGATGTCGACTACGTCAACAAAGCCTGTCACGCCGACCTCCAGCGGCCCGCCAAGCCCACCCCCGAGGAGCGGATCGCGGCCGTGGAGGGGAAGATGAAGGCGCAGGCGGCGGCGATGGCGGAGATGGAGCGGCGGATGGAGATGGCCGTCGAGAACGGCGCCTACAGACGGGAGGCCATAGGCCGACGGCTGGATCAGGCCGAGGGCCGGCTGCTCGAAACCCTGGCCCGCATCGCCGCCCTGGATGAGAAGGTCTACAACCTGACGAAGTCCGCCGCCTGGGCCAACGGCACAGCCGACGCGGTAGCCGCGCTGAACCACCGCATCACCGCCCTCGAAGCCCAGGCCGCGGAGCACCTGAAGCTCCAGCAGGAGGCGGTCAAGGCCCTCCAGGCGATGGTCACCGTCGCCAAGAACAAGGCCGAGGGGGCGGAGCGGGCCATCGCGGAACTCCGCCAGACGGTCAATGGCAACGCCCAGCGGCTCAAGGGCTTGGAGGCCATGACCGCACTTCTTGGCGAACTCCCCACCTGCTGGGACCACGCCCTCGACATGATGCAGATGCGGCTGGACGCCCTGGAGAAGAAGGCCAAGCCCAAGCCGAAGGGAGCCCGCCGGTGAGCCAGAACCGCAACCCCGTGCCCCAGCCCATCCTCTCCGCCCTGGACGCCTTCGAGGCGGTTTTGCGGCACAAGATCGGCGACCAGGCCGTCCACACCATCTCGGACGACCTGCGACCCTGCGGGTGCTCCCTTCTGGGCTGCAACCTCCGCAATGTCCGCGTCGAGGCCGAACGCCTCCTCCGCCGTCTCGCCGAGGCCGAGGACACGGCAGCCCTGTACGACGAGCTTGCCCGGATCGCCGAGCCTGGCGCAGTCTTCCATGTTGAACCCGCGCCGTGGACCCCGTCGTGGCTCCCCCTCCCCCGAGACCCCCAACGTTCGGAGCAGCGATGAACGCCATCGACGACAACCGACCCGCCTGGGTCTCTCACCCCTGGAAGTCGGCGCCCACCCCGCCACCGACGCCCCCCGCGGCCTCCGGCTGGTCTCGCATCCCCGGCCACCGCGTCCACATCGAGTTCGGGTGGCCCGGCCCCGGCGACACCAACTTCCCCGTTTTGGTCTCCAGTTGTGAGAGGGAGCAGCGATGAACGACGACCTCGTCTACCACGACCCCGAGCACGGGCGCGTCGTCTTCACTCCCGACCCGGTCACGCCCGATCCCTGGCGTCACGCCTACCCGGACCCGTCGATGAACACCAACCCGCCCCCGTCTGCCTGCACCCCGGACGCCCTGCGCGTCGTCCAGCAGCACTACGCCAACTTGCTGGAGAGCGCCCGTGGCACCCACACCCTCGGCGGACTCGTCGCCGATCTCACCGACGGGACCAACTTCCCAAAACCGCTTTCGAGTTGTGAGAGGCGGTAATCATCATCGTGAAGAGGCCCCCCGTGTGGGGTTGGTCCCCCCCTCTTCGTCACCCCGTCCGCGGTACACTCGCCAGCACTCACGTCTCCGCACCCGAACACGCAACCCCTTATCCCACGGTCGGTTACGCCCCTTGTCCCGAACGCATCTGCTTTACATAAACGCTGTTATCGGGACATCGTTGATGGGGGTATCGCACTTGGGGACGATGACGGTGACGGGGTGAACCGACGCGAGAACACGCGAGATTGAAGGTTCTCATCCATGCCCTCTCCGATGTCGCGTTCGACCCGTCGTCGAACTACATCATCGGGGAGCATCGGCTGGGTATCGGACTCGACCCGTCGTCGTTTCTACGAGCTGTGCGCGATCGCGCGTGTCCTGGAGCCAGGGACGACGGCCGACGACGTACTCGCGCGTGCGCTGTCGAACTACGCCAAGCAGCTGAACCGGCGTTGTCGCCAGTCCGGCCGTGACCCTCTCGACGTCGTGCGCGGCTATTGGGCCTCGCGCGCTCCTGCTTCTTCTACTTCTCCGCCGTCAGGCGGCATGGACGATGTGGTTGTCCGGGCGCGTCCTGCTGTCTACGGGGAGTAGTGCGCGCACCCGAGTCCTTCTTCTCGTCCGCTCCGCTCCCGAGGAGGAGCAGTACTGCTTTTTTCCTGATCGTATTAGGGCAAAAGTCGGATTTCCACCCTGGGGTTGGTGCGATGTGGACAGAATTCTTTTGGATTCTGGGGATTTGTCGTTGACACTGCCCGATGGAGTGCGGTATATTGTGGTCAGTCCCTGGCAGGGACGAATGGAGAACACCGATGCGGTACAGTGAAACGTCGATGCGTAGCAAGGGTCAGGTGGATGCGTTCCTGAAGGGCAAGCCCGCGGACGGGTGGCGCATCCGCCGCTGCACGATGGGCGAGGGGACGCCCGACGCGCGGACGTGGACCACCTACCTGCTCGGCGGGGTTCCGGTGATGATGACGGACAGCGCCCGGCCTTGCGAGGTGTTCGCTCTCACGCCCGACCCCGCCGGCCAGTACCACTTCGCCAACTGACCCTCACCCCTCCCCGACCCCCAACGGGGCCGGGTCGGCTTGTCCCTGGCAGGGACGACAAGGAGAACGGCGATGATGACGACCCAGACCCACCTGTACCTCGTCGAGATCCGCAACGCCGACGGGACGTGGCGCGAAGGGCGGTACTACCGCGTGGCGTCCGCGGAGGACGCGATACGGATGCACGCCCGCGACTTCAACCGCGAGCCGCACACCCTCCGCGCGACGCGGCGCGACGAGGACGAGGACAAGCTGAAGCGCGAGAGCGCGTACTGCTAACCCCACCCACCCTGCCCCGAAAGGGGCCGGGTCGGCTTGTGACCATACTCCTTGGCGGGAGCATGAAAAAGCCCCGGCGACGTTGGCGCGTCCCGGGGCGAGGTCCGAACCTCTCTGAAAGGTCCGAACATGACCGGCGTACACATCACCCTCGGCAGCGTCTCCTTGGGCACCCTCCGCTTTTCTGACCTCCTGCCTGTGTTCGCCGACGAACTCCGCAGGCTCGATCCCGACCACAGGCTCGTCAAGGAAGCGGACGGCTGGGACGGGCTCGACGAGGAGACCGGCGACGTTCGCTCGGAGGAGGATGCCGACGAACTCTTGGCCGATCTTCAGGACGCGCTAAATGGATTCGCCCCGGACTACGTGTACTTCGGCACTCACCCCGGCGACGGCGCCGATTTCGGGTGGTGGCCCGACCTCGATAGGGTGGACGAGGACCGGCGCGACGGGAGCCTCGACAGCGGGGATGAGCTCCCGGAGGACGCGCAGAACGGCTCCCTGTTCCTGCACGTCTCTGACCACGGCAACCTGGAGTTGTACCGGCGCGACGATGGCAAGTGGTCCTTGCTCTGGTCGTGCGTCTAACCCCCCACCCACCCGACCCCCAACGGGGCCGGGTCGGTTTGTCCCTGGCAGGGACACAAGGAGAACGAACATGTTCGCATCGGTCTACGCCGAGTACGTTGAACACCCGTCCATCCCCGGCGGCCGCGCCTATGTGTCGATGCCCGAGGGCGGCCGCATGGGCCTGACCGCCGACGGCGGATGGCGCCACGACTTCCGTAACCGCAAAGAGTGCGTGCGGTGGCTGGCGAAGACCATGCCCGATGCCCTGTGCTACGCCTTCGACGACGGGCTCACGCTCTGCGCCGGGTCGGTGGCAGGGCTGGCAAAGAGGCTTGGCGCCTGACCCACCCGCCCCGCGCCCACCGGCGCGGGGGAGGTTTCCCGCCCCGGCGGGGCGGTATGGGGAACATGCATCCCATGACCCGCATGGGGCCCGTTGAGATAGCGTCACACCTAGCGTCGCGCGCCGTCGGCTTCGGATGGCGAACATCGGTCCTCTAACCCACCCCGCCCCGCTCCCCCGACGGGGAACGGGGCGCTTCCCGCCCGCCGTGGGCGGACATCAAAGGGGCGCGACCGCTGGAACGGAAGCGCCCCGGACCACAACCGGAGGTAACCCGGTATGGCAACCGAGACTGTAGCGGCTTTCATTGCGCGACTGGGGCTGACGATGAAGGCGGAGTGGGCGGACAGCAACCCGAACATGGACGACGGGGCCGACATGGACCATTGGCGCTGCCGGATCCGCAAGGGGCGTCGGATGCTCACCATCCCCTTCAGCATGGGCCGCGGGCACCACGGGGAGCCGCCCGGCCTGGCGACCGTGCTTGACTGCGTGGGGTCGGACGCCGCGAGCGTCGAGAACGCCAAGGGCTTCGAGGACTGGGCGGGCGAGTTCGGACTAGACACCGACAGCCGCAAGGCCGAGAAGACGTACAAGACGTGCGTTCAGCAGTCCGTGAAGCTCAAGGTGTTCCTGGGCGACGACGAGTACCGGAACCTGCTCTTCAACACAGAGCGCGAGTGAGCCCCCACCCCGCCGCGCCCCACCGGGCCCGGCGTGGTTTAGACTCTCATCCAAAGGAGCGAGCATGACGTTTGCCAAGGCCAAGGGCGCCGTGAAGAAGGCCGGAGTATCCCGCGCCAAAGGGAACGCGGAGCTGTCGGTGGTCTGCCAAGCCCTCGCGTCCGCAAATCCGGCGTACAGCGCCGAAATGCTCTACAACGGCGCGAAGAAGCGGGGGTTGGACGGCCCCGGACTGTGGAAGAGGTACAAAGAGCGCGGCCCCGTCGAGGTCGGATGGATCATGTTCGACTAATCCCCCTCCCGCCCAGAAAGGAGCGAGCGATGGAAGCGACGAGCTGGTACGTGGAAAGCGGCGCGATGGAGAACACGGGGCTGGACCGACGCACGCGGTTCCCGACCCGCGAAGAGGCGGCGCAGGCGCTGGCGGTGCTCACGGATGCCTACGGGCCGAAGGACCGCAACGGCCGCGCCCCGACGGTGGAGGAATCCCGCGAGCCTGCCAACTCCACGTTCGCCGAGTGGAACGCGAAAGGCTGGTAAACCCCACTCCGCCGGGGGAACTCGGCGGGGCGGATTGAAAAGAGCCCCGGGCGGCACTTGACAACGCCCGGGGCCCCGGCAGTGCCCGAGGGTGGAGAACGCCCCCCCGCGGGCGAGCGAGTATACCCAGGAGAGCGAGCAATGCGGCTTGACGATGGCATGGTCCCGGCAACGGGGCGCGACAGGGCGCGGAGGCAACGGGGCCTCGCCTGGGTCGGGGTTCTCTGCGGCCACCGTGCCGGCTACCGGGCCGTCTTGCCAGATGGAACATGGGGGGCGAACAGGGGCCGCCACTATCAGCGCGCGCTCAAGGACGTCGCCAGGCTCAACGCGGAGCATCAATGAGCGACCAGACCCCCAAAGTGGGCCCCCCGACGCTGGAAGAGGCCATCGCCGCCCTCCGCCTTGTGGTCGATGCGTTCGACCGCGCCGGCGAGGAGAAGTACGACGAGTGCAAATGGGACGCCTTCAGAGAGGCCGGCGACGTGGCCCCGCTGCGCGCCCTCCTCGCGCGGGTGAGCCCATGACGGCGCCAGACCTCGAAAGGGGGCCGGAGCCCGACCCCGACACGTTCCCGCTGCCCCCGGGCTGGACGGCGGAGTTCTACCGCGACTTCATGGCGGTGGTGCGCAAGGTCGCCCGCGAGGCCGTGCGGGGGCCGCGGCGCAAGAGTCCCGGCCGCAAGCCCGCCTTCGACGAGGCCGCCGTCCGCAGGGCCGCCGAACTCGTCAAGGGGGGCATGAGCCGCGTGCGGGCGAGCAAGGAAACGGGCGTGCCCCGCGCCACCCTCGCGCGGGCGTGGCGGAAGCTGGGCATCGACGTGGGTAAAGTCCCTTAGCTCGCCTGCCATGCGTAGGTGGAGTGTTCGCGCCCCGTCGAAAGGCGGGGCGTTGTCGTTTCTACGCCTAGGATTCACCGAGCGAGGACCCAGCAAGGGGTTCTCTGATGACCTATGAAGGCGCCACGGACTACGGCATCGGCAGGTTCGGCACCCAGCCCAAGAAGAAGAAGCCCGTGCCCCCCGGCGGCCCGGCCCTCCAGACCGCCGACATCCGTGAGGGGCGGCCCACGGCGCCCGCCGGCCCGTCGCTCACCCGCGGGCCCCTGGATCCGAACAGCAACGAGGGGTGGCGCGCCGACCTGATGAAGCAGGGCGCCATCATGGCCGAGGACCGGCGCCTGGGCGTCGGTCCCTACGGCGCCATGAGGCCCAACGCGGCCCCGCCCACCCAGGCGAGCCCGATGGCCCCCGCCGCGGGCGCGGGCGACGTGAGGATGGCCGAGCGCGGCGCCCCGGACACCGGACGGGAGCTGGCCGAGCTGCGGGCGCGGCACAAGGCGGCCCAACGCCAGCTCATCAACGACAAGATCATGACGCCCGTGGGCGGGCCGCGCGAGACCGAGTTCTCGGCGCGGGCCGACGAGGTGCGCGCGATGGGGTCCGAGATGGACGCCTACCGCCGGGCCACCACGCCCGGCGCCCCCAAGAAGGTGCTCAGCCCCGAGGAGAACACCGCCAACCGCCGGCGGCTGGGCGGGCAGCTCCAGGGCATCCTGCGCGACGACGCCGCGGGGGTCGCCAGGAACCTCGCGGGCGCGACGCCGGGGACGCCCCAGGCGGGCGAGTACGCGCGGCAGGCCGACGATCTCCTGAGGCGCATGAAGGAGGGGGAGGCGTACTTCAACAGGCCGGTGGGCCCCGAGACGACCTCGGCGCAGCGCGAGAACGCGGAGAAGGCGAGGCTCGCGGACCAGGCGCGGATGCAGGAGGCGATGCTGGAGTACAACATCTGGGCCCGCGAGCGCGAGGGGCGCGGGCAGCACGCGGGGGCGCTGGCGGAGGGGAACCGCGGGCAGGCGCTGGCGCAGCAGGAGGCGGAGAAGAACCGCACGCTGGGCATCCAGCCGTTGCAGCCCTGGCAGCAGGCCGAGCTGGACCTGGAGGGGCGCAAGCTCGCCGAGGCCGCGGCGGCGCGGGCGCAGGGCGACCCGCTCAAGACGGCGCAGGCCGGGCTCGTGGGCGCGCAGACGGACCAGATCGCGCTAGGCAACCGCATCGCCGAGGCCGAGTACCGGCGCCGTCAGCAGGCCCAGGCCGCCAACCCCGGCGCTGCCACGCCCGAGGGCGCGGCCTACGACCAGCAAGCGCGAGACGCCGCCATCATCCAGGCCGGGTTCACGAGCCCCGACGAAATGCTCGCGTGGAAGGAGGACGCCGCCAACATCGCTAGCGCTGCCGGCGGATCCGATCCTCAGCGGGCGATGGAGATGTTCAACACGCGTGTGCTGCCGCGCCTTCAGCAACTCGCCAAGCTGCATCCCGCTCTTGCGGCGCAGCAGGCGAGCGACATCCTCGGCCAGATGGAGGAGCCCGGCGCCTTCGCGGGTCTCAACATCGCTGGCCTAGGGTCGACGTTCCTTCAGCCCGGCGCCGGGATCGCCACGACGCAGAGCAACGTCGCCCGCTCGGTGCATGGCGCCATCAAGTCGGCGCTCCAGGGCTTCGTCAAGCCCACGCCATCAGGTACGCCATAGCGGCGACGACCATGCCCATGACCGCGAGCCCGCCGATGGTCATACCGACGGCCGCAATGACCTCCGATGACCTGTCAGGGCCGCGTCTCGCGGTGGGCTCGCTTGGCGTGCCGCCGCCGTGGGTCGCCTTGATGCCGATGAATCTCGCTCCGACGGCCACCAGATACCAGAACGCGACGTTGATGACCGCGAACGGGCCGGCGACGAGCACCGTGAGCGACGACAACCCGATGACGGCCCACATCGCCGCCTTCCCGGGAGTGCTCGACGGCCACCACCACGTAAACGGTCTCGCGCTCATGGCCCCGCTCCTGTAGGGATTCTGCCCCATGTCCACGCTCTCAACGTCAATCCTACAGCCGGACTCGCTCGACGCAATCCCTAATCTTGACCTACCCAAGCCCGCCCGCCGGCTCATGGTCGATTCGCTGGTGGCCGAGACGCGGGCGAAGGCGCCCCCGGGCGTGCAGGACCTCCGCGCCGTCCCGCGCATGAGCGTGGAGGAGCTGAACGACAGCGACATCGACGCGCTGCGGTCGCGTTTCCGCACCACCAAGCTCGACCAGCGCGGCCCCGTCACCAAGTTCCTCGATCTCCTCGACCTCCCCCGCAACACGCTGGCCAACGTCATCGCCCCGGGCATCGCGCGCCGCAAGCGAGAGTCGGGCGACACCGGCACCTTCGGCATGGGGACGGTGCGGTTCTCGGACATCCTCGACGACCTGGGCGTGGAGAACCGCGTCATCCGCGGCGTCGTGGGCTTCGTGGGCGACGTGGCGATGGACCCGCTCACCTACGCGGGCGGGGCCGGGTTCGGCGCCCGCGCCGTCTCCAGCGGCGGCAAGGTCGCGCAGGTCGGCGCCCGCGGCCGAAGGGCCCTCGAAACGGGCGTGAAGGCGTACGCGCGGGGCCAGGCCGTCCGCAGCCCCGTGGTGCAGGGGGTCATCGACGCCGCGGCCAAGCCCGGCGCCGTGGACCGCCTGCGCGGGGCGTACGCCAAGGCCGGGGTCTCGCCCGAGGACGCGGCCAAGCGCCTGCGCTCCTCTCTGTCCACGCGCCTGCTCGGGGGCGCCGGCAAGCCCAAGAAGGCCGCGGAGTTCATCGGCCTGGAGCCCACGCGCAAGGGCGGGCTCATCGCCGACGCCCTGGAGCCGCAGGGGAACCCCGCCGCCCGCGCCTTCCTCCGCGAGTTCGGCCCCGACGCAGCCCCCGGCGTCCGCATCGGCCGCGACGTGAACACGGGCAGGATGGGCGTGGAGTTCTCTTCGGGCGGCCCCGGCCGCATCCGCGCCGGCACCACCCTCGCCCACATCCCCTTCACCGAGGTGGGGCTGCGCGTCCCCGCGTTCACGGGGGCGGCGCTGACGGGCATGGCCGCCGGCACCCTCGCCCGCGCCGGGCAGTACGCCGGGGATCCCTCCCGCGCCATCGGCCCCCTGCCCGCCGCGGCCCAGGACATCACCGCCCAGCTCGACGCCTACGCCAACGAGTGGGACGACCTGACCGACGCCCTGGAGGGGCTGGACCGCCCCGCGCTCCCCACCCTCGACGCCCCGGGCGAGATGGACGAGGCGACCCGGCAGTTCCGCCGGGGCGAGACCCTGGGACGGCTCAACGAGGTGAAGCGGGGGTTCGAGGCCGGGCTGGAACGTCTCAAGCAGGCGCAGGCAAGCCCTACGATGGCCGCTGGGACGCTTGAGAGCCCCGAGGCGGCCTTGCACTTGCACCAGGCCCGGCTCTGGGAGGCCGCACAAGCCCGCTACGACGCCATGGCGTCAAAAGCCCAGGAATACACCGATGAATGGCGGTCGGCGTTAGCCGAACGGAACCGCCTCCTGGGGCCGATCAGCAGGCGAACCGACGAGATGGTCGCGGCGGAGACGGCGCGGCTCAAGGCGGCGGGCCTGGACGTGGACGATGCCCGGGTGCGGGCCGACGCCGCCCGCCTGGTTCACCAGGACGCGATGGCGAAGGCCGACGGGCGCGCCGCCCGGCTGCTGGACATGAGCCCCGAGCAGGTCGAGGCCCGCACCAAGGTCGCCGACCTCCTCAATCAGCGCGTCGAGGCCGCGTCGCGCCTCGCCCAGGTGATGAAGGGCCCGCTAGCCCAGACGATGGCCAAGGGGGACGCCGACCTCGCCGGGGCGTCCAAGATGCTCCTGGGGCTGGACAACAACGACATGTTCGGCCCCGTCAAGATGGCCGCCCGCGCCGTCTTCGGCAAGGACTCCGGGGTGGCCCTGGGCCTGGGCGACGTGCTCGACGACGTGCGCGGGGGCGTCCGGCGAGTCTTCGGCGAGGCCCCCGGCCGCGTGCGCGAGAGCGCCCGCGCCCTCAAGCGGGCGAGCAACCCCCGCACCTCCCACGCCCGCCAGGACGCGCTCAACGGGCTCTACCGCGAGGCGGTGGACCTGGCCAAGGCCCACGGCCTGCCCGCCACCAAGGCCGACGAACTCCTCGAACTCGCCACGGTGCTCGCGTACAAGGAGCGCGACCCGGCGATGGGGATCTTCGGGCCCGACGACGCGGTGTGGGACGTGCTCCAGGACGCCGCGGCCTCGGCCACGCTCGACGAGCGGGTGCATCCGGGCCTGCGGACGGCGCTGGAGAAGCTGGCGAAGAAGAACGTCGACCTCCTCGACGACCTGGCGGACTTCGACGCCGTGGGCGTGGGGCGCGAGGCGTACGTCCCCAACGTGCTCACGCCGGAGGCCCGCCGGGCGCTGACGGGGCAGTTCGGGGCCTTCGGCGAGACGCTGCGTCGCGGGGGCGCCAACCCCGCCGGGGGCGTCGCCGGCCGCGTCGCCGAGGCGTTCGAGCGCCCGCGCTCCACCCTCTACCTCGACGTGCCCAACCCGGAGACGGGCCAGCCCGAGCGGTTTTATGGGTTCGAGAAGGTCTACACCTCCTTCGGCCCCGAGGACGTGGCGCAGCTCACGCCCGCCGCCGCCGCCCACGTCGCCGACGTGCAGCGCCGCTGGAAGCTGGTGCAGGACTCGGCCGCGGGGCTGGGGCTCGACGCGGACGCGATGGAGTGGAAGCCGCTCTCGGTCTTCGAGATCAACCGCCTGGCCCGGCGCGGGGCGCTGGCGCCGCTGACGGGCGGGGCGGAGCTGGGGCGGGGGTTTTTTGAGACCAACCTCGCCACCATGCTCGCCGGCCGCACCATGCAGAGCGAGCGGAAGTACCGCCGCGAGATGATGGAGTCGCTGCTCCAGCGGCACGCCCTGCCGGTCAACGACCAGGAGCTGATGACCATCGCGCGGCGGGAGGGCCCGCTCACGTACCGCCTCCAGAACGGCGCCGTCGCCCGCGTCCTGGACGGGGGGGAGGCCATCGAGATCGGCGGGGTGCGCTACCGCAAGCCCAAGGTCGCCAAGGGCGTGGTGGACCTGCTGGGGCACGACTCGCGCGTCGAGACGGCGTACCTGCCCGACGACATGGCGCGGGTGGTCGAGGACACCCTCGCCCCCTTCGCCAGCGAGGACGCGGCGCGGGGGCTGCTGAAGCTGTCCGACGAGGCGACGAAGCTGTGGAAGGCCACCACCCTCCTCTCCCCCTCGTGGACGGTCTTCGACACGGTGGGCGGGCTCATCCAGAGCCTGTCGGCGGTGGGGGATCCCGTGCGGGTGGGCAAGTGGCTGCTGCCGGCGCTCAGGGCGACCTTCGGCAAGGGCGACGCCACGGTCAGCGTCGCGGGCCGTCAGATAAACGTGGCCGAACTTCTGACGGACCCGGCGGTGCGGGGCGCCGTGGCCGAGGGGTCGATGGGCGAGGAGGCGCTGGTGCAGATGCTGGCCGACGGGTCGGCGCGGCTGCCCTCGCAGGCCACGCCCTTCACCGGCCCGTGGTTCAAGGAACTCCGCGAGGCGGCGAAGAAGAACACCGAGATCGCGGCCGTCGGGTCGAGGATGGCGAAGGTCAAGGGGTTCAGGCAGATCCACGAGATGAAGGGGCTCGTGCTCGACGAGGCGTACCTGCGCCGCGTCTTCGGGCCCTGGGGGCGCCTGAACGCCAAGGTCAACAGCTGGATCCGCACCACGACGCTCCTGGCGCTGCTCGACCAGGGCGACGACGTGGCGAGCGCGGCGGAGAAGGTCGTCCGCTCCCACTTCGACATGGCCGACCTGACCCGCGCCGAGTCGCAGGTCTTCCGGCGGCTCTTCCCCTTCTACTCGTGGATGAAGAACTCGGGCGTCTACGGCGTGCGGCAGCTGCTCAGCGACCCGAAGTACGTGACGCTCGCCCCGCACACGGCCCACGCGCTGGAGGAGATGACGGCGGGTGAGGAGGCGATCCCCGAGCACCTGCGCCCGCGGTGGATGCGGGACCAGATGGCGGTGCAGATCGGCACCGACCCGGAGACGCGCTACGGGCTCACGCTGGGCTCGGCCCTCCCGCAGGAGACGGGGATGCGCGCCGCCGCGGCGCTGCTGGGCGCCGAAGGGGCGCAGGAACTCATGGAATACTTCGTGTCGTCCCTCGCGCCCGTCCCGCGCGTGATCGGCGAGCTTGGCGGGGGCCGGGAGTTCTTCACCAAGCGGACCATCTCGGCGCGGGAGGGCGAGGGAGATTTGACGCCCTCGGAGTACCTGCTCGGCCAGGTCCGCCCCCTGCGGGAGCTGGGCGTCGGTCAGGCGCGCCGCGGGCCCACCGTCCGCGCCTTCGAGCAGGGGCTGGGGGAGGGCGCCGGGCGCCTGCTGCTGGGCGGGCGGTTCCAGCCGATGGACGACGAGCGGGTGCGCTTCGGCCTGCTGCGTCAGTTCAGCGAGCAGGAGCGGGCGATCAGGAAGCGCATCAACCTGCTGGAGCGTGAGGGGCAGGACTCGCTGCCCGAGCGGGCGCGGCTCCTGAAGCTCTGGGAGCAGATGGAGCAGGCGGGGCTGGGCGACGAGGTGCCCAAGTACGGCGCGCGTCAGCTGGAGGCGGTCAGGTAGGCCGATCGGCGTACGGGGTTGTTTCGGTGTTTAGCCCTTTGATGCATCAGGCGGTGGGCGCACGAAAAACCCGGTGTTTAGCCCTTTGTTGCATCGGGGGCCCCGGCCAAGCAAAAGCTCTGGCAGGAATGTACACTTGGTGCATGGCCGACGATGGCGCGTCGAACCCCAAGCCGATTGACACCTTGAAGGTGCTGTTGCGAATCAGTCGGGCCGTACTTTTCCTTGGCTTGAGCTTCGGGATGCTTGTCGTCGCATTGATCTGGTATACTGTTCTGGTCGGGAAAGGGAAGGGAGAAGCCAGTGCTGCCGGATACCAAATCGACAACCCGCAAGTCCTCACAGTCATCCGTGCAGTTCCGGCACCTCCGTAAGCAGATTGCCGAGCGGCTCGTGGCACTGGAGGATGAAGCCAAGCGCATCGAGGCCGCACGCATTCGGCAGAACAAGCGGGCCCGTAGCGGGATTGTCGGCCGAATGGCCTCCAACATGGCAACCTGATACGGCTCTCCCTGCGCGCTTACCGCGTTGCCCCGCCCGCTCCACCGCAACATCAGCTCGCGGGCGAAGGCGGTTGTGCCGGCGCGAAACGCCTCGGGTGTGCCTGGGAACTCGGGCGTGGCGCCATCCTAGACCGGCAGGCTCCCGACCGCCTCCCAGGTTTGCAGGTAGCCCTTGGCCTCGGCCGACGCCTCGCGCTCCGCGCCCAGCAGGCCCAGCCGCAGCAGGCCCACCGTCGCGTCCAGGTCGTTGCCGCGGTGGTGCATCAGCCGCGCCGGCTCGGCGTCGCTGACCCGGTCGTACCGGATGAGCACCACCACGTGCGGGTGCCGCTTGCCGAGTTCGTCGATGAGTTCTTCGTCGGTCATACTGCTCACGCTCCCGCGCCGCGTCCGCGGCCGAACCGCCCCTGCCCGTACGACTGCTGCACGCCCGATCCGTCGGTGAACGCCGCCCCCGTCATGTCCTCGACCACCAGCCGCAGCGCGCCCGTCTGGTAGCACGTCGCGCCGTTGTGGATGAGGTCGATCTCGCAGAACTGCACCCCGCTCGCGTGGGTCGCGGCCGTGGTGCCGAACTGCCCGCGGGACACGGAGGTGATATTGCCGGCGCCCGAGGACGCCGAGCGCGCCGTCCACCGCACGATCTCGGGGCTGCCCTGCGTGCCCAGGACGCCCACGCCGTAGTCCGCGTGGCTCTGGAGCGTGGTCACGCCGATGGTGCTCTGGGTGGTGGTGCTGATGGCGGCGGTGGTCGCCTGCGCGGCGCTCATGTCGTTCCACCCGACCTTGACGATCTCCTCCAGGTCCATCACCTCGCTGGGGTCGAGCATGATGGCGTTGGGGAAGACGCCCCGGACGCGGCTCTTGGCCTCGGCCCACATCCGCTGGAACGTCCCCTCACGCTTGGCGAGGTTGCCGTCGGGGTCGCTGGTGTCGGTCTCGGGCGTGTCCCAGCACGGCCAGGCGCGGGGGATCAGCGGCCGGAAGTCGCTCCCCTCGCTGTACGTCGCGCTCTCGTCGGTGGCGGCGAGCTGGTAAATGGCCGCGAGGCGCCGCAGGACGTGGATGAGGTCGGCGGCGTAGCCGGCGGCGGAGTCCTGGCGGTGGCCGCACTTGATGCCGGCGCCGCTGCTGATGGTGCCCGCGGGCGGGTCCGAGCCCAGCACGCCCCAGGTCACGCCCGTGAGGTTGCCCGCGCCGCTGGCGGCCGAGACGCCGGTGTAGGTGATGCGGTAGAGGTCGTCGATGATCGCGTGGCCCGGCGCGGTCGAGGCGCCCAGGAACTGCGAGCACTCGGCGATCGGCACCTCGGTGCTGGCGCTGGTCACGTCGTTGGTGGTGGTGGTGGTGGCCGCGATGCTCCAGGACTGGTCCGTGAGCGGGATGCCCGCGACGGAGCGGCCGGTGTCGTTGTGCATCGAGACGATGAGCGGGACGAAGGGGACGCGGGTGCCCGAGCCGCGGCTCTTGACGGCGGCCTTAATGGCGCAGCGGTAGTGGGTGCGGAGTTCGGTGGCGTAGCTGAACGTGCCCGTCTTGAAGTCGATGGCCCCGGCCATCTCGCACAGGCCCTGGCCGCCCTTGTTCAGCCCCGTCATGCGGATGTAGCCGTAGGGCGGGCCCTTCTTGACGACGGAGAAGCCGGGGATGGCGGCGGGACCCACGAACGCGGCGATGGCGCCGACGCTGAAGACCACGCTGATGTTGGGCGTCTGCCGCAGGGCCGCCGACAGCTCCAGGTCGGTGCTGCGGACCTCGCCGTCGGTGTAGCCCGGGTCGGTCGTCTTGAAGGCCGTCCCCGCGACGGCCGGGGAGAAGGCGGTGAGGGCGCCGGTGGCGGTGTGGTCGAGCGTCTTGTACCAGGCGAGGCGGAGGTTGTCGTAGTTGGTGGCGGCGCCGTTGACGCCCAGCCAGTAGCAGGAGCCCACGAGCGTGGCGCCGCTCATCGCCAGGTCGGACTCGCACATGATCTGGATGCCGAAGTCGGCGAAGTACCGCAGGCCCAGCACGTCGTTCTGGTTGTAGTTGCTGGCCAGGCCGCCGGCCGCGAGGGTGAACGTCTTGGTGCCCGCGTTGTAGCTGGAGTAGTTGCGGTTGTCGGAGTTGCTGCCGGCGATGTTCCCCGTGGAGGGCCAGGCGCTGATGGTCTCGTTGACGACCAGGGACGTGTCGGTGGCGGCGTACCCGCCGGCGGCGACGGTGACCTTGGGGATGTACGCGCCCCGCAGGCCGGTCCAGTCGTCGGAGGTGGTGCCGTTGTTGGGGAGGGGGACGAGGGCGGCGAAGGCGGTGGGGAGGCCGGTGGTGGCGGTGGGTCCGTAGTGGGTGCCGTTGCGGCGCCGGACGTAGTTGCGCGAGCCGGTGAGGCCCGCCCACGTCTCGTTGGCGCCCACGTAGTCGCCCAGGCGGTAGATGAAGAGGGACAGGGCCTCGTCGAAGGCGCCGGCGACGCCGTAGCCGTTGCGCTGGCAGGTGGAGTCGCCCCAGTCCTGGAGGATGGCGACGCCCCCGGTCTGCCGCAGACGCTGCTCAAGGGACCGGACGGTGCTCATCTACCTCCCCTCCAGCTTGCCGCGGATCCACGCCACGTCGGCCCGCACCTCGCCCATCGCGGTGGAGACCGTGTCCAGCCGCTTCTCCATCTCGTTCCTGTTGTCCTCGATGTCGCGCTCGGCGCGGTCCAGCCGCAGGGCGAAGAGGCGCTGGCCAACGTAGATGGTGGCGAAGATGCCCGCGATGCCGATGATCGCCGAGGAGATCACGCTGACCAGGAGCGGGATCATGATCTGGGACGAGATGTCGGTCACTCCGGGTCCTCCAACTGGCGGATGGCGTTCTGCTGGATGGCGCTCACCTCGTCGGGGACGCCGTCGCGTGAGTCGGGGCAGTAGGCCGCGCCCCACCGGGCCTCGTACCACGCCATATCCAGGGCAAAGTCGCGGCGCGAGTGTGCCCGCAGGAGGCGCAGCTTGCTGTACACCTTCGCGGGGTCGGCATCGACCTCGGCGATGGCGCACTTGCCGCAGGCGGCGTCGAGGAGCCGCGTCGCGTCCATGACGAGCGTGGGCTCGCCGCAGGTCACGCAGGGGGCCTCGCGCCAGCCGGGGGTCATTGGGGCGTTCCCGGCGGGACGGGCGTGGAGGGGGGCGTGGTGCGGCGGCGGGACTGCCACGCGCTCTGGGCCATGTGGGCGAGCAGGATGGCCAGCGTGCCGTACTGGGCGTATTGGGCCGGGAGCGCCTGGGCGGTGGCCTGCACGGCGCCGGCGACGTTGACCGTGCCGTCGGGGTTGAGCACCAGCTGGACGGGCGCGGAGACCTTCGCCACGTCGCGGGCCAGGGCCTGGTTCTCGGGGGTCTGCGGGAGGGCGGCGACCTGGGCGTCGGTCTCGACCGCGGCGCCGCGGATGGCGGCGAGGTCGGTCCGCTGATCGGCGGTGCAGCCGATCATCTTCACCGAGGCGAAGCCGAAGAGGCAGCCGGTCATGGTGCCCAGGCAGAAGCCCAGGAGGGTGCAGCGGGGGCGAGTGGGGAATGGCATAAACCCGCACGAGCCGTTAGGCGCGCGCGAGAGAAGACCGCGGCGGCGCGGCTATGTGCGTGACGGGCTGTGGGGGGACGCTGACCACCGGCAGGCAGGCTCCAGGCCCGCGCCGTGCGGTCTTCTACAGGGAGTGTAGCCGCCTGGACTTGAGTGCGATGGGTTGGGGGTGTAGAGTTGGGTGGGTCTGACTCCGCGCCCGAGCGCGGACAAGGACCCTTCTCTGGCGGGTAGCATAAGGCAATGCCCCGGATTCCAAATCCGGGTGATGCAGGTTCAAACCCTGCCCCGTCAGTTCTCGGGTAGCTCAGCGGACAGAGCGCCCCGGTCCTAACGGGGATGCCGCGGGTTCGAGTCCCGCCCCGAGGGCTTTGAGTTCTGGTGAAGAGCCAGAACCCCTTGCGCGGCGAGGCGCCGGTCGCGGAGGGAGGGCATGGCGCGAGTCTATCAGTATCAACGCGATTGATAGAGTTCTGATAGACCACGGCGCCAGCGTATCGCGCGGCGTAGAGTGGTGGCGCGGGGTGCGCAACCCGCCGTCGCCGACTCGTCCGGTAGCTCAGTGGTGGAGCGTCCCCAGAGCGGGCGGTCGTCGGTTCGAGTCCGACCCGGGCGGAATATAGCGGCGATCGGGCAACGCCCGCCTCACCGGCGGGCGTTGTCGTTAGTCGGCCTCGTCATGCGGCAGGCGCATCTCTTCGGCGTCGGCACCGAAGACGACGTGGACACCGCGACCGAGCGCGATGGAGAGGTCGGCAAGCGTCTCGATCGTGAAGCTGTACGAGCCCTCAAGCACGCGCTCGACGGTCTCCTCAGAACATCCGGCGCGGCGAGCGAGGGCGGCCTTGCCGATCCGACGCTTCCGCATCAGGTCGCGCAATCCCTCCGACACCTCCTCGCGGAGTCTTGCGCGGTTGCCCAGTCGCCGTTCCAGTGCGCGCGGCCCCTTTGTCGGCACACGTTCATGCTCGTCCATGCACGATTCTACTCCCCCGGCCCCATCAGCCTGATGCCCAGGTAGGCCAGCACGCTCTCGATGGTCTCCTGCCGCAGGCCCCGCTTGCCCCGCAGCCACGGCGAGAGCTGCGACGTGGCGACGACGCAGTGCCGCGCGATGTCCCCCTGGGTGACGCCCTGCAACCGCATCTCGCGCTTGACCACCTCGATGATGCTCGGGCGCAAGCGGCGCCGGCGGCGGGCCATGCGCCCAGTGTCCCCGGCCCCGCGCTCGCGCGGCGCTAGGAGTCGATACCCCGGTGCGGATATTCCCATCGCCGCGGGAAGGAATCTTTACAGCCCGGGAACCTTCGGGACTATCCGCGGTATAAGTGGATTGCGTGCCCTGGACCCCACGGGGGTGAGTGTTGACCGACCTGAAACTGGTCGGGGAAGGGGAGCCGCCCCACGAACGTTCCAACCCCCTCCCGCCGGGGGTGAGCGATGCCATCGACCGGGCGTTCGTCGAGGCCGCGGCCGACCCCGCCCACGAGGCGCTGTACCGCGACGTTATCCGGGAGCTGGTCGCCTTCGCCCGGAGCTACCGGCGCGAAAATATCGCCGGCCTGCTTGCCCACGCGGCCGATAGTGGGCATGATGAAGCACCTGGTGCCCCGAGAGAGTTCCGCCAGGAGGAAGGGATGGGGCTGCCCGCACGCCCGCTGCCCACGGAGGGGGAGCGACCACAGACCGAGTCCGTCGCCGGCCGCATCGACGCGCCGGCGAACCCCCTCGTCGCCCTGGCCGAGGAGTGGCTGACCGCGCTCTCGGCCAAGGGCCGCACCTTCAACACCATCGAGATGTACCGGCGCCTGATCGCCCGCGTCATCCGCGAGACGGGGTGGGCGCGGCCGGACCAGCTCACCTACTCGGGCCTGGTGGCGTGGCTGAGCCAGCACCCACGCTGGACGCCCGCCACCTACAACTCCTACCTCGTCTGCCTGCGGAGCTTCACGCGGCACCTGTGCCGGGCGCGGGTGCTGGCGGCGGACCCGCTGGCCGAGGCGGAGAAGTCGTCGGGCGAGCACGGGGAAGGGAGCCGGGCCGCGACGCTCCAGGAGGCCCGCGCCCACCTCTCCGCCGCGGCGCTCATCGAGCGGGTGGACGGGCGCCGCAAGGCCCCCACCGCCCTGTACTACCTCTGCCTCTACGCCGCCGGGTGCCGGGCCGAGGAGCCGACGCGCTGGCTCTGGTCCGACCTGCACCTGGACGTGGACCCGGCGAGCCGGTACGAGGAGGACCGGGTGCCGCATCTGGTGTGGCGTCCGACGATGCACAAGAACAAGCGTCGCGTCGTGGTCGCGCTGGCCCCGGAGCTGGCGGCGAAGCTGCGGGAGCGGCACGACCTCCTCAAGCCCCAGCCCGGCGACCGCGTCTTCCCCGGCGTTCCCCCGCGCAACATCTTCGCCGCCGACCGGGAGCGGGCGGGGATCGAACTGCGGGACCGCCAGGGCCTGCCGTACACGCCGCACTCGGCCCGCAAGTTCCTGTCCACCGAGCTGACGCGCCAGGGCGTCGCCGAGAAGATGGTGGACTTCCTGATGCGGCACCGGGGGCGGCCGGAGCACCGGTACTACAAGCCGACGCTCACGGACCAGTGGGAGGCGCTGCTTAAGTTGCCACGGTTGTGGCCCGGCGATAGCGCTGGGCCCGATACTCCTGTCCCAAACACTCCCCCCGATTCTGGGGATGAGAAGGATTTTCGGAAAAACGTCCAAAATACTGTTGACAGCCGGGATGGGATCGCCGATACTCCGGGTGCGACTTCGGAAATCACCCGAGATGGCCGTTTTGAACCAGAATCCCCTCATGCCGCTGCCCGTGGGCTCTGCCCCGGAGTCGCAACTGCCGTCATCGGGCGGGCGGCGGCATCTGTGGATTCGCAGGTATCTGCGCTGGCGGGCTTCGGCCGGCTGGTTGGCCACGCGAGTATCGGCGCGATAACGCCCACTTCCACTCCCGTAGGGGCGCCCGATCTGGGCGCCCTGGCCGACCTGCTTGAGTCCGTCGCCCGCCTGCTCAGGGGAGCAGGTGGCGATGAGCGGCACAGAGGCAGCAGGGCGGGGTGAGGCGGGACCGGCCGTAGAGATCACGCTGGCGGAGCTGCTGGCGGACTGGAACTGGGCCGAGGTCTTCGCCGACGCGAACTCTGGCAACGTGAGCAAGGACACCGAGGCGGTCCCCCCGGGATCGCCCGTGGACACGACGCCCGCCAATCGTGCGGATGTGGCAGAGATCATCGCCGCCGTCAATGGCGAGAATGACGTGGCCGATTGGCTCGGCCTCTTCCGCCTCAAGGATGGTCGTTACCTCGTCGCCTCCGGCGGGTGCGACTACACGGGCTGGGATTGCCAAGCTGGCAACCAGATGCTCGTCGCCTCGTCGCTGGACGACGCGCTGCGGTTCGGCCTCTCTGCCGACGAGCGGGCGCGGCTTCGGCTGCCCGAGCCCGCCGACAAGCCCGTCCCCAACGGCGAGGTGCTGACCGGCGGCAACCCCGCCGCGGACGCCAAGCTCGCCACCGACCTGGGCCACCCCACCCCGTACCAGGCGCCGCGGCACTCGCGGTCGG